TGCCCAAGGCCATGCGCGCCGCCAACAGAGGCAGCCTCCAGGTTGGTGGCGCGCGGATTTCCGCCAGACTCCTTCTGGATGATGGCGCGCACAAAGTCCGGGTCTACTTCAGGGTACTTCGGCGCATGCTCGGCGACGTAGTCCATCTCACTCCATGCCGCTTAAGTTCGGATCGATCGCCCGAATCTGCCTGCGGATTTCGTGCAGCCCAGGGACAAGTCTATCCGCCTCCGCCTGGAGGCGCTCGGCTTCTTTTTGGTTCCCCTTCCACTTCGCGGTGCGCGCCATGATCTCGAGTTCTTCGATGCGCTTCTCGTTGGCGCGCGCTTGGTCCTGCAGTTCCTTGAGGCGCGGCTTCTGATCGGCCTTGCGCACGTCCCCGGCGGTTGCTGGCGGTTTGGACGCTTTCGGCTTGGGCGCGGCCTTTGGTGCCGGCTTGGGCTTTGCCGGGCTGGCCTTTTGCGCCGGGGCTGGTTTGGGAGCCGCCTGCGGCGCCTGCTTCGGCTGCGCCGGGCGGGGCGGTGTAACGGCGGCGCGCCCGGATGGCGCCCCCGGAATCGTACTCACGACCGGCGGGATCCCGGCGGCGTCCTCGGCGCTCAGCGCGTCCGCACTGTCACGCGCCCCCCACTCGACGGCCATCCCCTCAGACTGCGCCTGGGCCGCGGTGCGGGCGGTCTCCTCGTCCTGCATCCTGAGCCAGTCCTGCTCTCGCGCGGCGGCGGCCTGCCCTTCAGCGCGAGCGGCGGCGGCCTCTACATCCGGCGCGACAGTGACGTTGCGCACGCCGAAACCGACGTCCTTGCTGGTGCGCGATGGGCCCTCCATCGAGGGGCCGCGCAGATCCGTGGTTACCGCCGGGACGGAACTCGGCGCCATGTCGGAGCGCGGCCCTTGCGCCGGAGGGATGGGCGGCGCGGCACTCGGTCCAGCTCCAGGAGGCGCGGCGCGCGCGGGAGTCGTCACCGGAGGAATGGCCCCAGCCCCAAGGTCAGGGCGCGGCCTTCTGAGTTGCTGCGTCACCGGCGGAATTGCGCCGGAGCCAAGGTCGGGACGCAATCCGTAGCCCTGCGCGGGCGCGCCGGTGGACTGCGTGCCGCGACCTCCCAATACCGCCCCCTGTTGCTGTGCATTCGGATCGGCGAGGCTGAGGGCAACCGTCTCCCCGGTCGTCGGGTCGGTCGCGAGCCACCCTTGAACCGTGGCGCCAGTGGTCGGATCCTCGTAGGCGCCGAACTCTACCGCCGGCGCTGCACCACCCTTGGTGTTCGCCGCTACCCAGGCATTGACCCAAGGCGGTGTCTGCGGCGCTGCAGCGCCGGGTTGCGCAGGCTGAGCGCGCGGCGCCCCGCCGTACCCATCGCCGCGTGGTGCCCACTGTACCTGTGGCGGCGTGCCGGGACGCCCTGGTCTGCTGTCTCCGTACCACGTCGTAGATGGGGCAACGCCCTTTTCGCCGGGCGTGAACACGCCGACATTGCTGCCTCGCGCCACGTAGGCGGTACGCGAATCGAGCGCAGATGGAACGATGGTTGACTGGAATTTCGAGCCCGGGCGCCCAAGCGGGAAGACGATCGGACGCCCATCAGGGCCCGGACGCTTTGAGACGACAATCGTCTGCTCATCATCGCCGACGCGCTGTGTGCCGATCATGAACTCGCCGCCTTCGATCGCCGCCTTCGCCTGTTGTTCGCTCATGCGAAGGTTGCTCTTGAGCGCCTCGATCGCGGCCTCGCGGTTGTACTTCGCGCTTTCCGCGTCGGCGGCAGCCCAGGCGGCAGCGCGCGCTTCTGGCGATAGCAGACCAGAGGACAGGCTTTGCATGATGCGCACGAACTGACTCGGGGTGTATTCGACCATCTGCGGACCCTGGTCCGTGGTCGTAGTGATTCTGAACTTTCCCGTGAAATTCCCCGCCTCCTCTGGGACCAGTGACGGAGGCTCCACCTTCGCCGGTTTGTCCGGGTTGTGGCTATTCCACATATCCTCCGCAATCTTCGCCGCTCCGACCAAGTCGCCGAAGGCGAGCGAGCGATTCATTTCGTCCCACTGGTAGAGATATGCGCGGCCTCTCTGCGACCGCATGAAGTCGTCGATCGCCTGCGCCTTCTCAGGCATCCTCGACTCCAGGTAGATCTTTTGCGCCTCGGGGAGATACAGCTTGGTGTAGACGTCCATCGGGGACAGGCCGCGCTTCTGCCCTTCGGACACGCTCTGTTCGCGTGCCGCGGCAAGCCGATTGCGAACCCGATCGTCGTCGGCAAAGTCGGCAGCAGCAGTCTCGGCTACCTTCCTGCGCACGCCCAGCTCGGCGCGCTCGACCGCCATCCGCTCCGGGCGCATGCGCTCCTCGTCGCGCATGACGCCTTCACGGTAGCCGTAGCTTTTTCTGGCAAAGGAATCCGCATCGGCCTGGGCGTTGAAGTCGGCCGCGCCCTTCATGACGCGGCCGGCGCCGGCAAGGTTAACGCCGAACATCTCGCCCTCCTTTGACCCCCCAGCCGCGCCGGCGGTGCAGTGCGTCAACATCCTCCGGACTGCCGTGCTGCTCGATCATCTTCTCCAGCCTCTCCTCACCAACGCGGCGCACAACGGATGCCGGGAGAACGAACTCGCCGTCCGACAGGCGCATGGCGTCTCCCGTGTCCGTGTTCAGCGCGGCGACCGAGTCGCTGGTTCCCGTGCCCGGTCCGCGCACCGGCCCTCCGTGCTCGAGCCAGAGATTCGAGGCTGCGGACGACGAACTCATGCTTGGGTTGACCCCACCCACTCCAGGAAAGGAGGTAGATGGCTGCACCGTCCCAATGCCGCCGAACGGCGTAGCCTGGCCTGCGTAGGATGGAGTTCCGGCAGTGCTCTTTGGCGGCGCGCGCTGTCCCCGGAACCAATCAGATGCCGCCCTGAAGATCGGCCCAACGGCCTGCCCAGCCGAATACTGGTCGAGCGCCTCCTGTCTCCAGCCGGCGTTTGCCGCATCAAAGTAGCTGTTGGCGGCGGCCCCGAATTGAGCCGCCGCCTGTGTCGGCGTACCACGGGCCGCATTGACCATATCGAACCGCAGGCCGATGCCGCGATCGCGAGACGCCAGGCGGGCCCCATAGCCCGCGGCGGACTGCGCGCCTGCCTCGGCAAGCCTGGAGGTATCCATTGCCGTGGTCGCGGCTGGAGAGCCCGGATCTATACCGCGCGCTTGCTGCGCGCGCTCAATGTTCTTTCTGCCGATCTTGAACGCCTGCGCAACCTCCGCCTGCGCCGCGCCGGCTTCGCGCTCCTGGTCTTCTGCCGTCCCGATCCCTTTTACGTCCTCGATGAGCTGGGTCTCGAGGGGGCGGTAATACTGCTTGTAGTAGGAGTACATATCACCGGCGATGCGGGCACGCTGCTGCTCCGCGGCCGCCGCCGAAGCGTTGTACTCCTCCGCTCCGTAGTCATCGGCGCTGGCCGACGCGATAGCGCCCGACACCGCCGCCCCCGCTACCGCGCTCGCAATCGCAACAGCCATGTCACAGTTCCTTCGAGAAGTGCTCCTCAAGCGGCGCATAGCCTCGCCGCAGGTACATCTGCGTCAGATCCAGGTTCGCCGTTCGCACCATCGTCATTTTTGCGGCCCCACGTTCCTTGCACCGCAGCTCCAGCGATTCGAGCATGATACGACCGACGCCGCAGCGGCGTGCGTCTGGCGTGACCCACCAGAACAGCTCGATCGCCTCAACCATAGCCGGATTCCACCACCGCGGGAATAGCATCGCCCCAGCCATTGCCAGCGGAATCCCGCCCTCACGTTCAGCGACCAGCAGAACATGGTTCTCCATCAGCATGCGGAGCATCTCAATCACAGCCGGCCTGGAGTAATCGCCACCATAGGCGGAGCGCACGAACTCCTGGCCCCAGGCCGCCATCCAGCCGAAGTCACCAGTAACGGCGTTTCTGACGTTCATGCGAAATCGAAGAACCCAACAATTACCATGCGCGCGTCGCGCGGAGTCTGACCAAAGCCTCCGATGGGCTCAGATCGGTGAAACACGTCGCTTCGCACAATGAACCCGCGGTTGGCCATCATCGGCGCGCCGCCGACAACCCACCACTTTTCGGCGTCGTTGCAGTCCTGCTGCCACATTGCGCGTTCCTCCTCGGTTTGAGGATGGCGATGCATTCCGGATTTGTGGATCAGAATCGTCGTTCCCCCGACGCAGTGTTCCGGCCGATTCATGTAGAGGATCAGCGTGTACTGCCCCATGACGACATCGGTGTGCGCTTGATGCGGAGCGTGCTCTCCAGCCCGCGAGATGCGCGCGAACAACCAGTGCAGCTTGATTGCATGTCCGAGCGTCGCAGACAGCCTTGCAATGACCTCCTCACGCTGAGGAATGTCCAGGCAGATGCCAGGGTACACCACGCCGTCCTGCGGGTTGCGCGCATCTCCGAAGATCGCTCCATCCAGATGCGCGCGCGCAGCATTGAAGTCGCCCAGGAAGCTGTCCACGATCATCGAATGCAGGATCATCGCTGCACCCTGCGAATCAACTCGTTCAGTTGCGTGGTGATCGCATTCAACCGGCTGATGGTGTCCGCAAGCGTTGCGCTCGCCGCCAGTTGCGGAAACTGCTCGAGCGGAGGATAGTTGGGCTTGTTGCCAGTGATGATGTCCAGCGTCTCGATGATCGGGCGCAGCGCGTTGGCCGTCTCCCGTGGCACTGTATCCAGCACCGGGGCTTGCGGCTTGACGATCGGCTGTGTCCTCATGCCAGAGCGGACAACTCGCGTTGGTTCTGGGCAATGCGAATATCGGGACTCACCGTAATGTTCCCGAGCAGGGCAAACTGATAGCGATTTGCCGAGTAGCCGGAGATCAATGTTCCGGGCTCTGAGGACGAAAGCTCCACCGTCTGCCGTAGCGTCATGGCCTTCGCAGTCTTGTCGTAGGCGTAGACCAGCAACCGCAGCGCGCGCATTGAGACGCTGGAGTGGTTCAGATCGCGCAGCAGCCCTCCGCCGCCGTAGAAGGACTGATACGGCGTGGGATTCCAAGCTGCGTCTGAGGACGGGTTGTAGCTCCCGTAGGCTTGATCCCCGAACCCTGAGCGGAATCTGCCGGCACTGGTGTTCGCGTAGCTGTCGGTCAGCGAACCGATCAACGTGACGTTGTAGGCGATGTCGGCCGCGAGTTGGCTAGCGGCCTGCGCCGAATAGGCGTCGATCTCGGAATAGTTCGCCTCTACTTTATAGGCACCGTAGTTCTGCTCCCTCGGCAGCACGAACACCTTGGAGCGCCACTCGAAATCCTGATAGTTGTTCGCATCAGCATCCCACGAACGCACTTTGTTGTCTTTCGACAAGTAGAGTTTCCCGCTCTCAGGATCGACGTAGGCCCCATCTACCGCGTAATTGAGGAACGTGAACGGCCCCTGCTCGTTGGTCGGGTCGAACAGGAACGCCTTGCGCTGCGTTCCGGTGTTGAAAAACCCCAGGTATGAGTCCTCGAAGGCTACGCCAATGATGGTGCTCGGGTAGACTTGCAGCGTCCACTCTCGTTCGCTCATCCACGGCAGCGTGACGACCCCAGGCGCCCCAGCTCCAGCAACGGCGAGGCCGGTTGGCGCGGCCCACGCCGCGCCCCACGGAAGAATGGCGAAGCTGCGCTTTGATACGCAGGCCATGTCAGTGCGTCGGATCGGCTCTCTGGACATCGAAAGCGGATGATCACCAACGAACAGGAACGGCTGTCCCCTGGTCGCCACTACGCACAGGCGCCCGATCCAACCGTGGGCCACGATCGGATGGGGGACGGTGTAGCGATAGCGGATCGGCCAGGCGTGCGGCTTGTTCGGCTCGCACATCGCCAGCGTGTTCCCGAAGTGCATCGACAGGATGCCGTTCGGGCCAGCACGCAGTCCCCGGCCAGAAACGTCTGGTGGGTCCCACGTCGATCCGACAACGAAATTGCCGTTGATGTCGATTTCTACGCTTGGGATTGGCCCGTTGCGAACGATCACGCTGTCCAGGTTTGTCGTGCGGTTATCGGCGTAGGATGTCGTCGCTACCGTGACCTCGGCCACAAAGTAGAAATCGACAAGGCCGCTCGTAGCCGTGACGGTTCGGTAGATACGCTTCTTGTCGATGTCGTACTTGCCCGCTGGAGCGCCAGCACCGCCGATGGTAACCGTCCAGGTCGCATCCGTCTTGCCGGTTCCTGTTACTGGGTCGCTGGGCGGTCCCTCCTCCCCCCATGCGCTCGAGTAGTAGGTGTAGACATAGCTCTCCGTGACATTGGCCCCAACACCACCTGTGTACCCACTGATGGTTGGCGCCGTCGCTGGCTTCGGAATCCCCATCTCCAGGTAATCGTTCGGGTAATTCCCGGAGGCTGTTGCGATGGTCCGGTTCGTCTTGTGCGGGCCGCCGGTCCCAGAGCTGTCTCCGGTGTAATAGATGCGAAACTCTGCGTCTGCGAACGGTGCGCGCACCACGTCAACGTCGTCGATCCAGGTGTTCCAGTAGTCGGTGAGCATGTCTGCCGAGTACATGCGGTACATCGCTTTCACCACCGGCTTCGCCGAGGAGAACACCTCCGCCAATCCCTTCCATGGCCGAAGGCCGTGCGAGAGCAGGCGCACGTTCTCGGCGACCGTTGCGCCATTGGCCGGCAGTTGCTCGGCCTCGATGCGAGGCGCCACTCCTCCAAAGTTGGTGATGCGGATCGGCAGCATCTGTCAGCCGCCGTTGTGCACGGAGTACCAGTTCACGCTGAGATCAGCCGCGGATTGCCCGTTGTTGTTGTTCCCGTAGCCGAAGTAGCCCGTGTTCGGCACGACCAGGGAGATCGCTCCGCCGCTGCTGGTGTTGGCACCAGCGCCCTCGCGCACCTGCTGGAGCGGGCTTGCATAGATCGTCGCTGAATCGACGACGTAGAAGCTCAAGATGTTGTTGTGCGAGGTGCCGCCGGTGTTCAGGTAGCAGGTTCCGGAGATGGCGAACTCCTTGGCTGACGTGGGCACGTATGCCGTCACTGTGATGGCAGTGCGCGACGTGTTTGCCAGGCTGCTGGCGATCTGCTTCTTGGCCTGATAGAACACCTTGTCGCCGTAACAATAGACGGTGTAGAACTGGCTCGAGCCGTCCAGCACGAACGTTGTCAGATAGGCCCAGTAGTCGTATCCGGTTGGTAGCGCCGGCCCTGTCGTGCGGCTCGCGGTTGATGCAATGACCGCCTTGGTGGTTCCGTTGTAGATGGCGAAGACGTTGATCGTAGCGGACGCCGCGAACGTCCCAGTCCCGTCGCGCTTGTTCGCTTCCGGGCCGGACTGCGAATCGTTGATGTCCAGCGTGATTGTCCCGCCAGACCCGCCTACGTTGACTGTCCGCCCATTGGCGTCCTGGACGATGACCTCGTCCCAGGTAATGTCCATCTGCGAGGCTGGCGCGCCGGCATTGTTGACAGCGACCAGCCCGCGCACGGACCGCTCCGGTGTGATGTAGATCCCGCGCGCCGGATTCAGGAGGACGTACTTTCCATAGGTCGAGTTGTAGATCAGGTCCAACGGATAGCCCGAGCCAGGGATGTCCCACACCGACAAAGGAAGGTCGTTTCCCTTGACGATTGTCTTGGCGGCAGTGGCGACGGTCGTTCCGCCAATGGATGTTGCGTCGAAGGTGACAGTGAGAGTCGGATTGGTGAGCGTGTTCGCTGCCGCAGAGATGACCGTAAGGCGCATCCCATGCACCAGGGCGCCGATCGCGCTCTTTACCGTCGCGGTCAGTGCGTCCGAGGTTCCTCCTGCCACCGCCACCAGCTTCAAGCCGAATAGATCGGCATAGTCCAGGTGGTGTCCTGCGCACATGACGATCTCGAATCGATCCGCCGGCGCGAACGCCTTTGCCGTGGTGCCGCACATCGCGCCGCGCAGCGTCAAAGCATCTGCGGTGCGCGCAGTGCATAGAAACCGCTCGCGGTAGCCGCTGCTGTTTATGAAGTCAACGTAGAAGAACTCGCCTTGCGCGGCGTCGATGGTCGGCAAACGCGCCCCATGCCCGGCCGACAGGTTGACCGCCATGCCCACCCGAGAATCGCCAGCTCCGATCGTGCTGTTGATCGTCCCGTATCCAAAATCCTTGTGCTGCAGTCCTGGCATGTCGCGTCCTTACGTCTGCGGAAGTTGCTGCCGGTACGCCTCGAAGTCGCTCAGAAAGTCAGCCACTTCGGCCTGCGCTCGATCTCTAATCAGGGCGTCTACCAGGGCTTCGTGGAGGAGCTTGTAGGCTTCGGCCACGCGCGCCCGAGCCTGCTGCTGAGTCATGCCAGGAAACCGGATACTGTCGCCGACGCTTTGCGCCAGATGCTGCGTTCCCGCCATCGCCAAGTCCACTTCAGTCTTGGCCTTTTGTCTGACGGCGTCCATGATGTACCGCTCGATGTCAACCAACTCAGTCATGGTTCACCCGATCGGCCTTGCGTTTCTCGATGTCCGCCAGGGCTTTCATCAGGTCGATGTCTCGCTCGTGAGTGCGTACCACCTGAGCGTCCACTTTCGCCTCGATCTTCGCAACAGCCTCCTTCAAAACTTCAACATCGGCACGGAGCACATGGATCATCGTGTACGCGCCGATTCCTGCGCCGATCGCTCCCACGCCAAGGTTGAGCGCGAAGCCTAACAGCGGCCCTTTCACCGGACTGGCGGCCATAGCGCACATTGCGCCCTGGAAGGAGTCGGCGAGCCATTGCGTCATTACTGGAATTTCGTCCATCACATCCCGCCGTAGCTGACCGCGCGCGCAACGCTGACAGACTTCACCTTTCCCTTTCGAGCGCGTTGTGCGGCCTCGTAGACTGCATTCTCGAACCGCTCGGCATGGTAGGTGGCCAGTGCCCCGTCCGTCCACGGCTTTTCTTTCATGGAGAACAGGTTGCGCAAGGTCCCGTCAGCCCAGGCTCGATGATGAGCGCGGTACAAGCCGGAGTCGATCGAGCTCGCCGCGCTGGATAGCTCGAGCGCAACGTCCAGCGTCAGCGCGTTAGCCAGCGCCTCACCGGGAGCCGGAACCAGGCGCACACGCTCCTCGTCATGCATGTGAACCCACATCGGAATGCCAGCTATGTCGCAGCGCCATCCTGGATAGGCGTTGTCCAGGTCTGCAGGTGACGCTAGAGAGGCGTTGCCCAGCGCGGGCATGCTCCCGAACAGCGAGAGTGAGTCCTCGTAGGCGGCCGTTGGGCTTGTGATGCCCAGCACGTCGCAGATGCTGGTGTCCGCGATGGGCGATACAGGCGTGTAGATCGGCACCGACGCCCGGCCCTGCCCAGAGAACGCCGCCAGGGCGGTAGTGTCGCATCCGTTCAGCGAGAAACTGTCAACGTTGATGAGCGTGATCGTCCACAGATGACCCTGGATTTCCTGCGGCCCGCGTATCGACCCCAAGAGAACCACGTCGCCGTTCGCGAAGCCGTGCGCCACAGCGGTGACAACGGCTGGATTGGCGTTTGTGACTCCAGTCACGGTCGCGTACTTCATGGAGATTGGCGCGGTGGCTACTCTCCAGGTGCGGCTGCGGCGCAGAAACTCGTTGATCGCATTGCGCGCCTCGAACAGCACCATCGCCTGCTGTACCGCCCGCACATGCGGCATGACGTGATCGTAGAGGGAGGTCAATAGCGTCATGTCAGGATGCCTTTATCCCTTCTACCCACAGATCATGATTGAGCCGCCACTGGCCATCGAACGTAGATTGATCGTCGCGTTTCATGCACCGGAACACGATGAAGTAGACCGCCTGTGCTCGATACGCCAGGGGAAGCGGGAAGGTGTCGCCAGCCACCACTTCCGCAGGCGCGGCAAGCAAGCTGCCGAGGAATACGTCCGGGCGCTGCTGGAACGCGGCCTGAATGAAGTCGTTCAGGAACAGCAGCAGGTCTGCGTCCGGCCAGCGTTTGGTCGTGTCGGAGTCGTTCAGATCCAGGCGCGCCGCGTCCAGCACGCTCTGGCAAGTCGCCACTTATGCGGGCCCTTCGATCTGCGTCTGGAACCTCGGCACCGCGCGCTCTTTCCAGATGATCGTTCCATCCTCCTCGTTCACGCCAGACTGCTCGAAGGTCTTGGTCACGGCATTGCGCAGGATCTCCACCAGCGGGGCTGGCACCTCAACGCGCTGATCGCGCGGCACGTTCCACGTCTTGCCGTTGCACGACAGGGTGACAGGAAACTTCCCGAAGGAGCTCTCGTTGGAGTAGATGATGATCGGCACCTTGGGATAGTGCGACAAGTCCTCCGGTGGCACGAAGCCCGCCAGATCGCCGACCGGTCTGCCGTACTTCTCTGCGGACAGCAGGTCCACGAGCTGCTCGAGCTTGCTCAGAACGCGCACGTTCGTGTTTTGGTCGTTGTTCACCGCGTCCTCCGCATCGGCCAGCAGGAGCTCGATCAACTCCTCTCTGGTAATGGTCGCGGTATCCCGAGGAACATTTAGGCCGGCCTCCTGGGCGGCGGCCAGAAGTTCCTCCTTCTTCATTTGCTTCAGGTTCATGGGGGCCCTCTTACTGCTGAGTGAGGAGCGTGCCAACCGCTCCGAGCGATGCGTAGTTGGTGTCGGTGACGCCCGCATCCGCGTCGAGCTTGGTTTGAGTGCTCTCCAGCTTGGTCTTGAGCGTTGCGAGGTCGGTTGCCACGTCCTCGAACAACTTCCGCAGGTCGTTCTGGTTGTTGCTGGTGAAATAGGCGTTGAGTCTTTCCTTGACGCTGGCCATCTGCTTCTCCTTGGTGTTGGAGAAGGGGCGGTCAGGCCCCTCCTCCCACGGCGACGTGTCTCACGCAGCCGGCTTGCGGTTACGGGTAGGCGGCGCTTGGCACCGGACCGGCCAAGTCGAAGTAGGTAGTCGTGATGCCGGCGGCGTCCAGCGCAGTCGTACCGGGTACGAACGATGCCGTCCCGGTGTCGATGCGGATGGCTCCGGCAGCAACACGAGCCTTACGCACTTCCTGCCACGTACCGCCGGACGTGTAGGTGCCCGAGAACTTCGTGGCATCCACGCCGACCAGCGAGAAGTCGTTGGCACCGGTGCGCTTGACTTGGTAAATCTGGTTGTTGAGATCGCCCATCCCCCCCACGCCGTCAATGCGAATCCAGTCTCCAGTCTGGAGGCCGTGCGAAGTGCAGGTGACGACTGGCGGGAATGCCTTGGTCACACCAGTGATCACGCCGGTAAGCGGCCGATAGGTCTTGCTGTTGTCGTACCCCGACCCAGCAACGGGCAGCGAACCGTTGGCAGCACCTTGCTTGACGGTGACGTTGCCCGCAGCGTCCAGTTCCACGGTGTAGTACCGCGACTGGCCGGCGGGTTGAGTCTCCAATGCGGCAGACGGCGCGAACGAAAACGTGCCAGCCGCTTTGCTGTACGACACGCCGTCGATCGAATACTCCAGCGCCGCACCCGTCTTGAACGTGGTTGCGGCGGTAGAAGTGATCGCCAGCGTGCCCTTGCTGAACACCTGATTGAGCAAGCCTGAGCGCCAATTCAGGTCGGTAAGGTCTCGTCCGGGAATCATGTGTGTCTCCTCTCCGGTCAGATCGATGCCGCGACTTCAGCGCGCACCATCCACAGGTCCTGCAGGATGACGGCAGCTTGCATCGACTTCCAAGCCACGTGCCCGCGCTGCGCCATTGGGTCGGAGTCCGAAGGCTTCGGATTGACGACCATCGGAGTGATGGCCTCCTCGCCCTTGAGGGGCACGATGCCGTAGGCATCCTTGGCAATGTAGAGGATCGGGTATACATCCGCAGCCGAACCGCCGTTCGAGATGACCGTCGAACCGGCGGAACCGCCCGCATCCAGCCAGCTCTCGAAGATGGTTGACCACAGGTAGCGCACTTCCTCCACCTTGCCGATCTCGTTCTCCCAGGGAGTCACGTTCGCGTACTTCTCCGTGGGAACGAAGCCGGCCATGTTGCGGATGTCGCCTTCCAGGTCGGGATGCGCCAGACCGACCATAGAAGGTGCAACGGGCTCGGTTCCGTAGTTCGCGCTCGGGCCGATGATGCTGGTCACCTTGCGCGCGTTCTGGCGCTTCAGCGCGCGAACGATCCGCCGTTGCAGCGAGGTCGAGATGACAGTGTTGACCGCCGAGCGGCTTGCGCCGTTGGCGTAGAACACGTTGGTGCCGGCGCGCAGCGCGTAGAAGCGAACCCGCTCGATCATCTGAGCGGACTGCTCCGACATCATGTCCACCGACTCCTGAAGTACGGGGTCCTCGTGTGTGTCGAGGATCACGTCTGTGATGGTAACGCGGTCACCGTACTGCTGCAGCACGACCGGAACATCGGTCTTGCGCAGCGACTTGCTTGCGGGCGTGACTCCTTCCTGCAGAGCATTGGGCGTGCTGTCCAGAGGCTCGTAGCGACGGAAGATCATCATCTTCGTCATGCGCTTGGGCAAAGGCTTGCCCTGCCCGAACTTCTCCAGCACCAGGTACGGCTGCTGGCGTTCGAGCAAGTCTCTGGAGGCATATCCCGCAGTTCGCGGAGAGATGTCCCCATACAAATTGATCATTTCCTAGTTCCTCGCTGTTTCGCGTTGAACCCGGCAGAGAAATCCTGCGCCCCCATGTCGGCCGAGGTAGCGCCGGCATTGATCGGCGCGCCGCGCCCTGTGACGGCGATGGTTTCGTCTACCTGGTTGTTGGTCTGCTTGGGCGCGCCGCGCCGCGCGAACCGATCCAGCAGGCCGATTACATCGGCCGAGCTACCCCGGTCGAGCGTTTGCTCCGCGCCCTCGCGCTCGTTGTCCGGCAGCTTTGCGATCCACGAGGCGAACTGACCGGAATTCACCACCGACTGAAAATCAGGGTGTGCAGCTCGAATCTCGGCGAAGTGCGCCTTAATGGCCGCCTCCTGCGATGTCGATTTGGCAGTCTCCGTTGCGATCCTCATGGGCGCGATGATCTCCTCGATCTTCTTCTCGACTAGCCGATCCACCGCCTTGGCGATGGACGGGCTTTCCGATCGGAACAACTCGAGGTCTTCGTCTTCCCCAGTGGACGCCGCGGGCTTGCCGGCTGTCACCTTGCTCTCCAGGTCCTTCACCTGCGCCTGCAGGCGAGGCACTTCGGCGTTGTATTTGCCCTGAAGCGTGATGCGAGACTTCCGCTCGCGCTCGTACAGGGCCCGATAGTCCACGTCCTGATCTGCGCCTTGAGCTTGGTGCGTCTCCGTGGTCGCGGCTGCGGTATCACGGGCTGCGTGGAAGCCTTGTCTGACTTCCGCTTCAAGGTTCGTTGCTTCCGCCATTGCGTTACTCCTTGCGTTGTGCGGGTCGTCGCCGGTATCCGCTACCCGGTGTCCCTGTGTGGGGCCGGGGTACTCTTACGGGTTGTAGGCGCCGTCAATGACGTGCGCCTGCTGCCTTTGTTCGTCTGTGAGCGGCCTCATGGCCACCGCCGCAATGTAGCGGCGCAGCCCTGCAATCGCCCCCTTGATGGTCAGATCCACCTGTTCACCGTTGCTCGGGTCAACCAGTTCCTCTTTCAGGTGCTCGATCACCAGCTCGGCGTAACCGATGAACGCCTTGCCGATCGCGCTGCTGGATGCCTCGCGGCACTCGCCGAGCAGCATCTTCATTTGATCGCGCGGGAGTTTCACAGCGGCTCACCTTGCCTTTGTGCGGGCTCGACCTCCAGGGCCGCTGGATTGCCAGGAAGAGGCGATCCCGCAGGCATCCCTTGCCCTGGAAGCGGCCCGATCATTGGCGGCGGCGGGATCACCCAGGAGGCGATGCCCGTCGTCTTGTAGTTCTCGATCTCGTCGTCGGTGGCCACCAACTCGTTGGGGGGAAGGTCGAGCGCCTTGGCCGTCTCGCGCAGCAGCGCGACACGCTTGGTGAATGGCCCGTCAATAGGGTTCGCGGTAGACATGCGGAACGTCTCCAGCGCATGCGAGCGCAGCTCCTTGGCGAGAAGACTCGTGACGCCGATCGGTTTGACGCGAAAGTCGCCCTTGATGTCCTTGCGCGGATTGAACGCCATGTTCCAGGCGTACATCGCTTTGATGAACGGCGCGGTTATGCCGCGGTCCCATCCGGCAGCCAGATCCTTGAGCGTGATGTTGACGTTGCCCATCAGGATGGACAGGCCGCCGAGTGTGTTGGCCGCTTGGCTGGACGGCTGCCCGTAGGCGTAGGACGGCGCTGAGGAGATTTCGTCCCCCAGGTCCTTCGCCACCCGAAGCAGCTCCAGATGGTCCTTGACCTTCGAGGTGATGTCGTACACACGCAGCGCTGGCGCGGTCGCGTCTTTGCCCAGGCCGGTGCGAATCCACATGCGGAACGGCACGACGCTCTCGAAGTCGTCCTCGTCGTCGAGCAACGATCGGTTCGCCTCGATCTGCGGGCCCGACGAGATTGCGCCGTTGTCCAGCGCCATGCGTATCGAGGCGTTGACCATCTTCTGCGGGTGCTCGTACACCCCCGCGATGCCCTCACCCCAGAACGATGTCTCGTCCTTGTCGAAGTAGTAGAAGTGATAGACCCCATACTCGCCAGGGAGAGGATTCTTGCTCGCCTTCACCGGCATGCGGCCCAGCAGGTACACGCGCGCTTCAATGGCCTCTTCGAGCATCTCCTTGGGAATGTCCATGCCAGCATTGCGCAGGTCGCGGCCCGACAGGTAGCCCCAGCGTTCCCGCAGCCGATAGCGATTCTTCAGCGCGCCGACGTAGTCGTAGCCCTCCGGCATCTGCTGCAACGCTGTTTCCCAGTGCTGCGGGGTCTCGTCGTCTCCGTGCGGGTAGGCGGCAAGGTGCGCACGTATCGCGTCCTGGTTGAAGCCGCGGCGCTTGGCGAGCCGCAGCAAATCGGCCCGGGTCAGGATGTGCTCCTCCCAGAAATACTCGGCCTCGCTCGGCGCCAAAGCCTGCGGGTCAACGTAGAACCGCCAGGGATTCACCGCACCAATCCAGGGGCGCAGCCTGGTCTTCTTGACGAGCGCGTATTGCGTCTCCAGTGGGATGCCGCCGGCCGGCAGCTCGGGCTGCCAGACAAACTCCTGGATCTCCTCGCTGAGTGGGCCCTTTAGGATGCCGCACCCGTACAGGTGAGCGTTGTGCTGCACCTTGACCGCGTGCCTCTCGTACTCGAGCTCGGTCAATTGGTCATTGATCTGCTCCTCCATGCGAGCGCAGGCGTCGGCCGCCTCCTTCTGCACGTATGCCAGCGCCTCCTCGGAGCTCGGCGGCTGGAACACGCCAGTCTGCATCCTCGCCATCATGAGCCGCGCGACCGCAGCCAAGTGCTTGTCCTCGACCAGTTCTTGCACTGGCGTGGGTTCGATCGCCCAGTTCTTGTCCCCCGCGGGAAACAGCAGGTCGCGCACCCGCGCGTCAATCGCCCTCAGTTTGGCCCGCGTCATGCGGATGAACACCTTGGAGCGCCTGTGGCCGATGCGCGCCATCGTCTCGGGGTCGTAGATGCCCTTCAACTGGCGCAGGTTCTCCAGCCATACATCTTCTTGCGAGCGGCGCAGCTTGCGCGCCAAGTCGAATTCGCTGAACAGCGTCTCGCCCAGCGCCCGCAGGGCGTCGGCCTGCTCGTCGGTCAGGACGGCGCTAGTATCCGGCGGTGGCGTCAGCGAGCCCTGCGCGGCTGCGCCTTGTTCCCCAAAGGCTTTTTCTGCGTACATCTCTCTGTGTCATGTCCAGGCCGAGCGCGATATATTGCAGCGCGTCCTGTGGGTGGGAAAACATATCCTTGACCGGCTCGGAGCGATACCGTTCGGTGCCGGCCACCTGAATGCGCTCCAGCCGGTAGTGGCCGCGGAAGCCCTTGCGCAGCACCTTGCACTTCGGCGAGAGGAGGAATCCAGGCTGTCCGTCGCCGAGCAGGCGCGTCATGAAACCCGCAACAGCCTCGCGGCGCGGCACCAGTTCATTCGTGTACGCTGCGATGGTCGGGATACCTTGATCCCCCAACTCGATAATGCAGCTCTGCGACTCGTCAATGTTCCCGCCGCCCTCGCCGGAGGGATCGCCGGTGCTCGATGCCAGCATGTCCGGGATCGGCCAGCGCGAATAGTGCGTGCGCAGGTGCGGCAGGACGACATGCGTGAGGAACGTGCGCAGGCCGACAGCCTTCGCGCATATCTCGTCGATCACTCGCAACTGGCCCATTGGCGTCATCTGTGCGATCACCAGGGCGGGGGTGAGGCCGAAGTCCCAGCCGAAGTGCAGCCCGACACCCTCGATGGGCCTGATCTCGTAGCTGGCGCAGTGGATCTCGTCGTTGTACTCCGGGTACACGGGCATTCCATCCGTGACCACGCCGTAGTTGCCCTCAACGAACACCTTGATCCATTCCCGCGGTCGCCCGACCACCATCTGTAGCCAGTACCCGTGTCCAAGCTTGTGATTGCGCACGTTCTCGGCCTCGGGATTCGGCGACCACTCCATGAGCCCGTCCTTGCCCGGCTTGCGCAGCAGGGCCGCAGGTTGGCGGAAGAACTGCATCAGCGGCCGGTCGTCGCCCAGATACTTCTCCATCTGCTCGCGCAGCGCCTCCAGCACAACCGGGTCCTGTTCCTCCGCGAGCCGGTAGTACCAGTGATCGTCGTCCGGAGGGTTGGTGTCCATCAACAGCGCGCTGTTTGTCGGCCCGGGCCCGTCCTTTAGTGGCGGGTAGCGCCACAGGCGCGCCCAGGCCATCTGAAACGTGGCAAGGGCCAACTCCGAGCACTCGTTGAGCCAGATGAACGTCAGGTCGAGCGACTTCAGCTTCTTGATGTCCCGCGGTCGGTCCATCGAGAAGAACAGGATCTCCAGCTGGACCGTGGTCCCGTCCTCCTCCTGCGTAACTGGATCTACCCCAGGGTACTCCACCATCGCCTTTATGGGATGGGCCCAGCGCATCGTCGTGATGTCGGAGAACCAGTGCAGCCACGTTTCGATGGTCGTTGACTTCAGCTCGCCGTAGGTGTTGCGGATCGCGCCGCACCGGGAGCGCCGGATGCCGTTCTTGTCCGCCTCCTGGAGCCCGGCCAACCTGATGATCTCCCAGCACACCGTCACCGATTTGCCAGACCCCAGCGGGCCCATGATCCCCTTGACGATGGCGCGCGAGCCGTGGAACCGCTGCGCCGTGGGCTCGGCGACGTACTCTGTGAGGTCGTCCTCGACTTCCATTCACGACCGCGTCCGCCTGCGCCGCGCTGGGCGGCCGCAATCACTCCACAACAACCAAGCCAGGGCCCCGACCACCATGGCGAGCGCCAGGACGATCGACACGACGACGAATACCCCGATCTCGCTCATCGCTGCCCCGCGATGCCAAGGCGCAGGGCGGCAAGCCCAAGCCCCTCCAGCGCCTGCCGTATTGCCTCGCTCAGCGTCACGTCGCCTTGCGCGAACGATGCCGCCGCCGTCAGCACCAGGGAGGCCGCTACGATGTAGGTCCGCCAGCCGGCCAGCCATCCGATCCCGTTCTGTCGCCGCTCACCGAAGTTCATGTCAGTCCTCTCCTTGCCCTGGCGAGCGCGATCTGGCAGGCCATCACCGCCGCGTGAATCGCTTCATTGGCCGCGCACACGGCCGGCAGCATGTCACGCACTGCCGACATCGGCTCTTGGCTCACGACCACCCGCAGAGTGCCGTCGCTGATCTCCAGCGTGCAGCCGTGCGCCCATGCCAGCTCGGCGGCCTGGATCGGGGTCACGGCACGACCGTGGCGGCAGGCGGGAAGGAGGGGCCGCCGGCCACGCGCCGCTGGACACGCCCAGACCCCAATCTGGCCTCGGTCGCGCCGTGATCTGCGCTGCGATGCAGCGGACAGCATGGTGCCGAGCCTGGCGTTCCTGCCACTGTCTGCCGCATCGCATCATCCATTGCCGGCCGCAGGCGACGCCTGCGCCTGGCCCTGGTAGTAGGCCCGGAATACCGGCCGCTTCGCCCGCTGCGCGTCCTCGTCCTCGAGGGCATCGCCAATGGGCAGGCCCACCGCCTGCCGCTCGATGGCCACAAGCTGCCGGGATGTCTGTGCCAGGTTGCGAATGGTGGCCGAGCGTTCCTGCAGACTGATAGCCTTCATGAACGCATTGAACCGGGCCGGATCCTTGTCGTTCTCGCACAACCGCCCCGCGAACTCCTCGAAGTCCTCGATGTGGTTCGACAACAACGCCAACTGGCCCATGAGCAACTCGACCACGCCCATCCCCACATGGGCAAGCCCGCGGTGCCGGGCAATGACTCGCAGCCGCGCCTGCAGGATCTCCTCCCGGGCCACGGTGCGCAGCACGTCCCCCAACTCAGGGAACATCCCCAGGGACTGCACCCACTCGGTAGGCGTCATGCCGGCCGGCCCGGAATCCAGCGTGGTTCCGTCCTCGTTTCCGTCTACGTTGCCGGAATCCGCCTCGCCATCCTGTTGATTCGCCTCGGGATTACGCCGCAACGGCGGCGGGTCTCCCCTGGAGGGTGCCACCAGTGGCCGCTGGATTGCCGGCAAGTGTCCGTCGCCCGGCAACGCGACCTCGTCGGCGAGCACCGCGCCCACCAGTCGCTCGGCGAGCTCACGCTTGCTATGGTTCCTGGCGTCGATGCTCCAGGCATCCCTGCGGGATCGCTTGGCCACGCCGGTATGGGAGACACCATAGCGGGCAGCGATGGATCGCTCCGACGCGCCGGCCTCCCATTCGACCCTGATCGCGGCCCAGTCGATCTGCCGCTGGTCGCGCCGCTTGTCCTTGCCGCGCCGCAACCAGGATGGATTGCCCTTGGGACGCGAGACGTTCGACAGCGGCCCGATGCGGCTCATGCACGCCCCCGGACCTTTCCACCGTGGCGCATCGTCTGCTTCTTGGGCCAGGCCATGCGCTCGATGGTGATCCCTTCCTTGCCGACGCGACCGCGGATGCGCTCGTCGGACGGCAGCTTGATCTCCTTGCGCGCTTGGTCGATGGTCATCTCGCGCATCGGGACGGGAGGAGGCGGCATGCCTGGGTCGGGCATGCGGTCTGCCGAGCGATTCGTGTCGGGCACCTCTCTGGCCGCCGGGGCGGGCTGAGTCTTGCGCCCAGTCGCCCCTTTCCTACTGCCTAACGCCTTGCCGCCCATGCGCTCTCCTCTTGACACGCCCACGCATTGCGTGGCACGATTCGTCTTGCCGGCTGGCGGGCCGGAAGCAAGATACCATCAACCAGACCAAAGAGATACCCATCAAACCACAGGCGGCGCCCGCGCGCAACTCCCCGCCCCAGTTGCCGCGAGTTACCAAGCAGAGACTATCCTCACTAGCAGGCATCCATGACCCGCCATGCGACGCCCGACGGCATCATCGTCCACACCCACAAAGCTACCGCCGTGTACCACGAGCGCACCACCTACGATGGCCGGAATAGCATCAGCCTCGCCACCGGAGAACAGTGGGAGCACGAGACACTCTACCGCTCGCGCAAGGGCCGCTATTATGCCGAGCGGCGCAGCGATTGGCAGGGGCGGCCGCCCTCTGCTGCATGGCTCACGGCGCAGCGAGCGGCCGCGTGGCTGCTGCGCAACCACTACACCAACGCAGAAATGCCGGCCGATCTGGCCGCACTCGCCGACGAAGTGTCCGAGTAGCCCCAGGAGACCACATGTTCTGCAAACTGGTAACCCAATCCATGAAGACCCGCCTCGGCGAGTCGAATGAGACCGACTGGGCCACGCCGGAATGGCATGAGGCCGCCGGGACAGGCAACGAGCCCTGCTCCGACGCATTCATCCACTACTACCATCACCCGCTCATCGCGGTCTTCCTCAATCCCATCCATGCTGCTATTCCAGACCCGCGTCTCATCGAGATCGAGATCGATCGAGAGTCCGGCACAGATGGGCTGAAGGGATGGTGCAAGCGTGCCAGGATGGTGCGGGAGCTCGCAGTGCCGCAGCTGACGCTGGCCCAGCGCGTGCGTGCCGCGATCTATATCGCGCAAGTCGATTGCGACATTCCAGCTTGGCGGCGCTGGGCAGACGACTGGTTGGACGGCAAGGATAGGTCGCAGGGTGCGGCGGAGGCCGCAGAGAGGGCGGCGAGCCAGATTGGGTCGGGGGCGGCGGTGGCGGCGGCGCGGGCAGCGTGGGCAGCGGTCTGGGTGATCGAGGCGGTGTGGGCGGTGGAGGTGGCGCGGGCAGCGCGGGCAGCGGTGGCGGTGGCGGCGGCGCGAGCGGCGGTAGTATCGCAAGTGACGCCCTCTCAGTTCGATCTGCTCGCTATCCTCCAGCGCGCCATCATCGCTGGCGAGCGTTACGCATCGCGAACCTCCACGCAACCCGAAGGCACAACATCATGACCAACTATACGGAGACATCCATGCGCATCCACACCAACACCCTCAGCGACGGCTCCCGCGCCTGCGACGTGCTGCTCGACATCGACGGCCACACGGTGCGCCTCGCCTGCTGCGACCACGACGCCGCACAGACGCTGCTCGACGCCCTGCGCGGCTGCACGTCCTGGACTGACATCGAGTTGGCCCCGGCCGCCCAGGAAGCCTTGGAGGCGGTCCTGGACTGGCACCGGGCCGATCTGGATGGCGGCCGATCGCACGCCGACCTGCGCAGTCAGGCCGCCGTGCGGCCCGAGGCATAAACAGGAGGGGAGATGAACTACCTGGACGCTGCAACACGATTGCTGCGCGCCGCGCGGCGCGAGCTAGAAACGGCCAACATGATCCACTATGCGAACGATCCGCAGAACTCGCAGGATGAGGACCGCGAGGACTACGACATGGCCCTGCAGGCCCTGGCCGAGGATTACATCGCCGATCCGGAGCTGCTGGACGACCTCGCGTGCTCCGAGCGCCACCCGCTCGCTGTCGCGATCATCGCGTGCTGGCACGCCTACGAGACGGGCGATCCTGCGCAGTCTGCCGTCGCGGTGCGGCGCATCCTGACCGATTTGCGAGGGCGGATGATCGCCAAGGCGCGGGCTAACAAGCACCTGCAGCACGAGGCGTCCGAACAGTGCGCCGATATACGGGCATCATACAGTCCATGGGGAGAATGAAGCGATGAGCACAACCAACGAATATTGTCCGGCGCAGGATATGGCCGAGTACACGCCAGGATCGACATACTCGTCTGTGCACCAGCACGCAGCGGCCAGTGCGGAACAAGGAACCATCATGACATTCCGCGACCGACTGGTCGCGATGGACGCGTGCCCCGAAGCGCTCGCATGGGTCGGCGCACGCACGCTGCGCCAAGCCTACCACGAGTGCGACCGAGCGGACTGGCTCGCGTGGCTCATCGAGTGTGTAGCGCCGCAGTACGCGGGGATACTGGCGCGCGGCTATGCGATGAGCGTTATCGCACAATGGCGGGGACGCCCGCCGGCCGTGGTGCTGTACTACCTCGATAAGGGCGAGCAGACCCTGCGCTGGTTGGCCCGCAGCGCGGCCCGGTCGGAGGTCTGCGTGGAGACGCGCAATGCGGCCCGCGCGGCGGCCTGGGCGGCCTGGGCGGCCTGGGCGGCGACGCGCGATGCGGCCAGCGAGGCGGCCTGGACGGCGGTTCGGGCGGCGGGCTGCGAGGCGCACCGGCATCGCGAGCTGTGCGACTTCACCCGAGGCGTGGTGCCCGTGGAGGAGCTTGAGGCGAGGATGCGCCAATGAGCACGGCCAGACCGTACGACCTACTTGGCCGGCTACCGGGCAAGCAGGCGGCGCGCCGCTCGTGATCCGTAGAGGCGCAGTCCCGCGCCTGCGCTGCGGCGGCCGTCGCCGCCGAACGACTGTAGCGCGGGTGATCCGCCGCCAGCCTCCTCGCGGGGGCTTGCGGAGGCTCACGCCTCACCCCTCACCCCAACAAGGAGAACTCACCATGCTGCAACCTAACTCGATCATGTGGGCGCTGCACCGCGACGCCCACGGCACTTGCTCCAAGGTGCGGCTGCTCCGCCCCTTGCGCTCCGGCGCGTGGGAGGTAGAGCCGCTGCGCATGGACGGAACCTCGCGCAGGATCCGGCCCTGGCACGTCCAGCCCGAGGATCTGCTGCCCCTGGAGGCCGCCCCATGCTGACGCCGCGCATCCCCACTTATGTCGAGCTCGTGTCCCTGGGCAGCGCGCTGGAAGGCTTGGGCATCGAGGCCAAGCACGTCATCGGGATCTGCATGTGGGACAACTATCAGATTGACTCGCCCGTATACTATGGCCCGGCAGCGACCGTCTTGCTCGCGGGCGGCTCGAGACTCGCCCTCACCTTGATCCGGCCGCCCCGCAAGTCCGGGAGCACGACTTGGATCGTAGCAGGAGACCAATCATGAGCACCGCAGCGCTCGCCTTCGTGCAATGCGTACTGGCGGACCTGCGCCGCTTGGGCATCGGCGGCAACGATGCGCCAGTCAACGGCGCGGCTGCTGTAGCCTATCTCAGCACGCTGCGCGATACCGCCGACGCCTTTCTGGCCGCACTGCGCTACTGGCAGCGCAATGACGCCGCGCAGAGACCAGATCTTTGCGCCGCCACCGACTTGGGCGCTTTCCCGCCGCTCGGCGATGAGGAGATCGACATGCTCTGCGAGCAGATCACTCTCCAGCACGAGGCGAACGCCAGAAGAAGCGCTGACGCATGAACCAGCGCCCGCCAGGATGCCCGGGGCGCTACCACACAGTCGCCGTAGACGCCCAGGTACGCCAGACCCACACCGCCGCCTGCCCGGTCTGCACGGCCGCCGTGCCGGTCCTGGTGTACCCTAGGGCGGCATTCGTCGTCATCCCACCCCACAGGAGACCACAGTGAAGCACATCGACATCGAGCGCCGAAACGTGTACGGCAGCATCGTCTACTACCCCATGAGCCGCGACGCGCACGTGTTCGCGGGCCTCGCAGGCACGGCCACCCTCTCGCCCCGGACGCTTAGCCGCATCGCGTCCCTGGGCTACACGATTGAAGTGTGGACACGCGCCAGCAAGGCTGGCGCGCCGCCTGTGTCCATCGGCCCATATACCGCCACGGCGGGCGTGTGAACCAGCCCACTCGGGCGCAGATCCGGCTAGCCCGGACCAAAGCCGAGCTCACCCAAGCCGAGGCGGCCGCGCTGATCTATTGCTCGACCCGCGCCTGGGAGGATTGGGAGGCCGGCCGCCGTGCGATGCACCCGGCCTTCCTGGAACTGTTCCGGCTCAAGTCGCGGCTCAAGTCGCGGCTGTTGCGAGCGCGTCGATAACCAGGGCGCGGCGCGCCGCCTGTACGATGGCCTCTACGGGGATGTCGGCCTGACACGCCGCCATCCCCGTCTTGTCGTCCATGTGGCAATAGGCCCAATCGTGCTGCATCCGATGGCACGGCCAGCACGCCACCCGGCCCTGGTGCGCGTGCAGCACCTGCGTGCGCTTCCAGTCCAGCCCCAGGTTGCGCGGACTGGAGTGCGACAGCAGCAGCACCTTGGGGACATCGCACATGGCCACCGCCCACATGAGCCCCGTCTCCTGGCCGATGACCAGATCGGCGCACTGCGCCAGGGCGAGCGTATCGCGCATGGGATTGGCCACCCCGTCCACCACCACGCGCGCGTGCCGAGGCAGCGGATGGCGCGCATGGTCCCACTCACCCACACACACGATGTTGTGTTCCGGGAACGCATCCAGCAGCGCCTCCAGGAGCCGCGCGCTGTGCGGGTATCGCTTCTGCACCCCGGAGCCAGACAGGCCGAACATGATGAAGCGGCCCTCCGCGTCGCGGCGCGCCTGCGCTACGCGCAACTCCTCCGGGCTCGGCATGTACCTGGGCTTCGGGTCGTACAGCACGTCGGCGACCTGGTGCGCAAACTGCACGTAGGACACTTTGCACCGTTCACGGCGTAGCTCTGCCGGCCAATAAAACGCCGATTGCCAGGGCTCGAACAGGACGCCGCCCTCCAGGCTCTCCAACAGATTCACGAACCGCCCATAGCGCTGCTCCAGGTACGCGAACAACTCGCGCAGCGCGCCCATGTTGTCGGGCGTGATCCCCTCTTGGTGAACGATGAGCCCATCAATGCGCGGATCGCCTTGCAGCACCTGGGCGCCGCGCGGGTTGGTCCACACCCAGATCGGCCGCGGCAGCAGATGGAAGATCGAGGAGGCGATGACCATGTCCCCGACCGCCCCCGGCCGGAACACCATTGTCACTGTTTTGGGATCGGGGCGCAGCTTGTAGGAAGCGAGCCGCTCGATGCTGTTGTCCAGCTTGCGGTAGACCTGCAGGAACGAATACTCGTCGCGCTCGGCGCGCACTTCGTTCTCGACAAGGTCCCAGCCGCTCGCAGCGCGCTGCATGATGCGCGTCACGTCGTCGGGAACGAAGTCATGCTTGTGATCCGGGTTCGCCCCGAACTGCCCGATGTTGGGATACAGGTTCTTGTGCGGCAGGTAGAGCATCAGGTGCCCGCCCGGCTTGACCACCCGCCACCACTCGCGCAGCGCCTGCCTGGGGTCTTCCAAGTGCTCCAGGCAGTGCGAGGAGTAGACGTAGTCCATGCTGCCAGCGGCGAACATGGACAGATCGGTGGCGCACCCGATGAGATCGGGGCGCACCGACGGATCAGCGTCCACGCCGATCGCGCACGGCAGGATCTTCCAGTGCCCGCACCCTACATCGAGCCCGCGGCCCTTGATGTAGGGAATGACCTGCCACTTGACTTTCGCGCTTTCGTTGCCGCACGCAGTCTCCAGCCTCCAGACCATCTGCCCCCCAAGCTACGCCGCCAACCCGCGCAAGTTGTTGGCGCCACGCCGCTGGGACGGCTGCACCGCGCCGATTGGGGTCGGCAGACGAAACGGCTTGCCATAGAAATCCATCCCGGCGATTGGAGTGCCCGCGCTCATCAGCGCCTCAGTGCGCGGCAGATAATCGGCATCGAGTTGTGCGTCCAGCGCGGTGTCGTTCCCGCCTAGCGTGTGCGCTAGTGTACCCAGGGCGAAGCCGTAAAAGTTGTTGTAGTTCTCGGCCGTCCAACTCACAGCGCTCAGATCCTGCACGGAGTATCCGTCACCGGCGAAATGATTGTTATGCACAGCGCAGTTGCCTAGCGCAGCACTGGCGGTTGCGTAGACACCCGCCAGCCGCACGCCAATGAACACGTTGTTGCGAATGGTGCAGGACTGCCCGCCACCAGAGTCGCCGAAGTGAATACCATAAAGGCAGTCGTCGAAGATGTTGCCCTCGCAGACGATATTCGTCGCATCCAACACCATGATACCCACCCCGGAGTTCGCTACACCAGCCTTGCCGAGAATGCGCTTGAACTTGTTGCCGCGTGCATAGCAATTTTGAGCAAGGTGATCGAACAGCAAGCCGCACCCATCGATGGTGGTCGTGTCGATCTCGGCGACCTCGTTGTGGATGACGTTATAGGTCCCGTAGAACACGTTCGCGAACCCGGCCGCACCTTGAATCGAGTCCGCCGTGTTGTCGCAAACCAAGTTCGGCCCGAAGGCGCCATTAGCAGACGGGCCGAAGCCCCGCAGAGAGACGAACCCGCCAGCGCCAGCTTCGGCAATCGATTCCAGACATCTGCCGTTTGCGAAGTTCCCGCGAACGCGAACACCGGACCCAACGCCATAGGTTGCGTGTCCGTGGTTGGCTTCGATGAGTATCCCGCGGCAATCGTTGAAGTGATTACCTTCAATCACCAAGTCCACCATCTTGCTGCCGATGTCTACGTCGTTTGCGGTCCGCAGGTGAATGACCGCACGCCCAGCACTGAATCCGTCAAACACATTCTCCGAGATCGTGCAGCGCGTGAGCGTGGACAGCGCAGAGGTGTCGTAGACGAACCACGCGATTGCAGCACCATTGCCAAGTGTCGGCGCACTACCGCGAAACGTGTTGCCCTGGATCGTGATGTCCGCGTGATCCTGGCCGTTAATCGCATAGATCGAAAAGGCGACAGCGCCGTTTGCGTTAAGAATGTTTCGTGAGTAGACCGAGTTCGCTGCTGTGTCCGTCACGAAAATGCAGACATTCGTGCCGGCGAATATCGTCAAGCCATCAACCGTGGTCCACGCGCGAGCGTTCTCGAAGTAGCTAGCCCCGCTGAAGATTATCGCCGCATTGTCGATGCCGCGGATCGTCACGCGCGTGGCCTCGCTGGTCGCGCCATGCGCTCCAACAGCAACCGAGGTGCTGCGCAGATGGGTGCCGTATACGTTGAGCGTATCGCCGCCCACGACACCCCCGCCGCCCCACACAATCTCGCCCCACCCACCCCACGCCGTCGCGTAGGAAGTGCCGTCTCGCGTGCCACTATGGGAAGTATCCGGCCGCACGTGCCAAGTGCTCACCCGCGCACTCCTCTGCGTACCACCGCCGATCTGCTGGACGCCACTGAGCGTTGCGGCTGCGGCACTACCGCCCCAATCGCCATCGGTAGGCGGTAGGGCTTACCGTAGTGATCGACACCAGCGATGAACGTTCCGCCCTCTGACACCAAGACGTTGAGCGGCGCGTACCGCTCATCGAACTGCGGATCGCTAAGCACTGCATGCGCGTCGATGCTGCCGCCCCCGCCTGTGCTGACGAAGTTGGCGCCGATTGTGGCGTAGTAGCAGTTGTAATCGCGCGCCACTTCGCCGCGGCAATGGATGCCACTCTGGCATCCGTAGACGATGTTATTTTTGATCTCCGTCGTTGCGTCGGCGAGCGACTGTTGAATGCCTTGACCTTTCGCGTACAGGATTGTGTTGTTGTGCAGCTTGCTCCCGGCCGCTGCCGGTTGAATGCCTCGATAGGAGTTGTCGATGACGTTACCGCGCACAACGCAGTTCGTCCCGGTGGTGTCCACAAAGATGCCCATGTAGCCGCCGGAGATTCGGTTGCCCTCGATGCGCACATTTGGCTGGTCGTTAAAGATCGCCGCCTGGCCGCCAGTGGCATACGGGAAAATCACGCGATTCCCGCGGATGATGCCGCCAGAGCCTGCGCTTGCGCCGGAAATGATGATGGCTTGCTTCTCTGCGTTGAGCGTCTCAATGTAGTTGTCCTCGATGCGAAAGCTTCCGCCGCCGCCGGTGCTGCCGGAAAGCTGCAACCCGTCTCCAGTGATGCCGGCCTTTAACCCAACAGCGACAACCTTGTTGCGGCGGAAAACGAAATTTGGCCCGTTCTGCCAGCATGCGTCGTCCGGGGCATTGTAGAAACAGTTGTCCTCCACGACGCAGTCGCTTCCGAACACCTGCATTAAATTGCAGTCGCCGAAGCCGTTGCCGACGATGTCGTGGATCACACAACGCCGCACCGTGCAGTTCATGGCGCGGGTCATTTCGTTCGATCCAATGTAAATGCCGATTGTGTTCTGTGTCGAGCTGCTAGAGCCGAGGACTTCCAGATCCTCGGCCACGCACAGCGATGCGTTGATACCGAAGCGCACAGCAATTCTCTGGTTTGCCCCGTCGATGATGGGCAACATCTCGCCAGTGCCGTAGGCGCCTAGCGTGACCCCTACACTGCCGTCCGGGATCAGGACCGTCGCCCCGCGATGGCGAGTGCCGCGCTTGAACAGGTAGACGTTCCCGCTGGAGATCGTGGGTACTACGTTGTAGGGACTTGTCTCGGTCCCCGAGCCGTTGACTGATCGAGACGGGTCGATGAAGAACGGCACACGAATGGCGCCTTACGGCTTGACTCGCAGAATGCTGATGGTCCCGGTAGCGGAGGCCGCGTAGTCGGCATAGATGCCGGTGTCGCAGTTGATGGCCTGGGGGAACAGATACTCCCCAATCGCTTTGCCGGCTGGAATCGTCACGCGCACCGTCCCGCTGCCAGCGGACGTTGCGTCGCGCAACTCGATTGCGGCCGTTGCGGTGGCCACATGCACGCAGTAGCCGGCGATAGCATTTGCGCCGGTGTAGATCAGGGTATCGCCCGTGATGAGCGCGCTGGCGTAAGCGAGGCCACCGCCCCAGGTGCGGTCGAGCAGTCCGTCCTCGCCCGGGTGGTCACCAAAGTCGGCGACGTGCAGCGCGTTGTTCGTGGACTTGATCGCCTCCTCCTCGCCGTCGAAGGAGCTTAACGCACGCAGTACCCTACTCAGAGCGCCCATGACGAACTCCCCTCAGCAGCCCTTCTTGGACTTCCTCCCGCCCACCTTACCGCCGTGCATGTAGGCCATGTCCTCGGGCATCGGCTTCGGGGCGGGCTTGCCCTTCTTGGGCTTGGCCGGGTTTTTCTTCATTGGCTGGTGTCTCCTGAAAAAAACGACCCAGGCGCGCATGCGCGATGGGCCGGGACGGGGTTACCTCAGCATGGTGTTGGAATTCTCTGAGCCTGGACTTGGCTTGTCAACCCCTAGGATTCCAGCCTCCCACAGCCGTAGGATCGTGCGCTTGAACGCCAGGTCCCACAGAGCTCGACGTTGCTCCCTGGTAGTCCCTTTGGTACGCCCGTCTACAAAATCGTGGCAGCTTTGGCACAGATGCGCGCCCAGGATATCAGGCGACTTAAGGCCGATGCCACGAAACTCCTGGTCGTTGCAGTGCGCCAGCACGGTTGTCCCCACGCTTTGGCAGATCACGCAAGGCCGGCCCCGTGGCGCGTGCCGCAGGCGGCTAACCTTGGTGCGCAGGGACTGGAGCATCGTCTTCGGTCGTCGGGCCCTGCTGAATCGTCATGTACCGGGACTCGAAAACCGCTTTCGGATTCAAGGACAGGTACACCACGTTCGGTTGCGGCGCCTGCACCAGGTAGTCGCCCGGCGCCGGCCACATGCGCGCTGTCATGTCGCTTGCGACCTCGACCACCCTGCCGTCTTCCAGGAGCAGTGCTGCTGGGTTGCCCGGCGCCTGCTGCCCTCCGGAAACCTCCTCGATTCTCCACGCATCGACTTCGATCTGCCTCGTAATGTAACGCATACGTTCTCCTCGTTTCGCTCAGGCGGGATTGCCCAAGGGTTTGCCCTGCATGAAATCGTTGAACGGCCGCATGAACTGCTCGCGGAAGATCCGCCCGGCCTCCGGGGTTTGATCCAACTCGCGCCGCGAACTGACGTTGCACGCCTCCCGCACCATCGCGGCCGCAGCTTCCTCGCGGTCTGCGGCCTGTGGCCAATCCGCGCGAAACCGGTCCTGCAGCCACGTCTGGAAATCGGGATCTGCGCACAGAATGCCGGCCCACTTGCACAACTCCCCACCGGTTTTGGGCCGGGGCGGCTCGATCGCCTGCGCATGAGCGATCACGCCATACGCCCCGTAGACTTTCGGGGCGAGCTCGAGCAGCACGTCCTTGCCGAACAGCATCTGCGTGACCGCCACGTGCGCCGCTAGATCGACCTCGACAATGATCTGGCTCACGCTGCGCGAGTCTACCGCGCGCACGTTGGTCACATGTCCGTAAACCTTGCTCAACCTTCCTCTCCCGGCTCTCGATCCCCGCGCTGCCGAGCGGCCGCGACAAGCGCCGCGCGCGAGCGCTCCAGCGCCAACGGCGCGACGGGATAGCCGCGCTCATGCCGGCGCACCACCCTGCGCGCCCACGCCAACGGATCAGGTCTGCGCAACTGCGCGATGAATGCGCGCATCTGCGCGACATCGGCAAGCCCCCGCTGCGCGCAGTAGGCCGCAGCGGCCCGCGCCGCGTCGGCTTCCCGCCCCTGTCGCACCGCCTCGACCGCGTCCGCCAACTCACTGCGCTGCGTGACCGCGATTATTCCGGGGACCGATTGCGACTCGAGCTTTCGCTTGATACTACTCATAGCGCCCCTCCAGCACCTTCAGGAAATTTTCCTCACGGATCAGCCAGGGTAGATCGGCCCGGAACGGCTTGCGCCCGTCCCTGGGCGTGCCCGCCCCCATCAGGAACTTGGATTTGCGCACGAACCCGAAGAACGCCTCCCAGTCGCTCAGGTCCTCGGCGTCCTTGCCCTTCCAGCGAGCGCGTATTTGCCCCTTCCTGGCTTCGCTCAGCCTCACCACCCGCGGCAGTTCCGGGAGCATTCGATGGTACAAATCGACGATCTTGGCGTAGGGGACTTGATCCACAGGCGGGGGCGGGTCAGAACGCGAGTTCTGACGACCAGCCTTACTCGTTAGAGTAAGGCTGGTAGTAGTTACTTCTACCCCTACCCCTACCCCTACCCCTAGGGGCGGTTCACCGTGCGTCGCCCGAGCACACCTGCGGTTCACAGGAGCTTTTCGCGCAACCATTTGTTTTTCTTCTTCTGTGTTCCACGGAGAAAGCGGCCAAACATGGCCTAGATAGCGCCTAGACTGCCCGAAACGCGGGATATGCAGGAATGGTTTGCCGTCGATTTCGTACAGTCGAACCAGGTCTACATCGGCCAATTCGGCCAGAACCTTGGCGATCTTTTCCGGGGTTTCGATGCCGTAGCAGCGCCAGAGCTTGATGAGCCGGTAGGTGCCGGCCGGCATGTTGCCCAGCGTGTCCACCGAAAGGAAGCAGGAGATCCAGGCTGCCCGGTCTGCGTTGTCCTTGAGGCTTAACCACGCCTCGGAATCCAACAGCTCGGCCCGGAGAATCCTAGTGGGCATGGCCGGGCGCTACTTGCGCATGGCTAGGGCGGCCAGGTCCGGGCGCAGTTGCTCGCGGGGAATCCCGGAAAGCCGCTCGACGACGACCAACCACGAATCCGGCACCTTGCACCACTGCCCAACGGCCTGTCTCGAGATTCGCCTGCCGGCCGCTTTCGTAAGTCGGCGAGCCGCTTCGGACTGGCCACCCATCTTGCGGACCGCCAGACGACAGGCGCCCTGCATGCGTTGCCCCACCGTTCGCGCTTTCTTCCTAGCGTTCATACACCCTCCACAGATAACAGCGCCAGCATACAAAATTGAGCGAGAAATGCAATCCCATCTTGACAGTTTGCGCCTCGCAACGCAAACTTGCTGCTCAGGAGGGTGCTATGCGCGCCTTGTTCGTGCTGGTGTGTTCTTTTGCGCTCATGCTGCTCTACATGGGGGCGCGCAGCGCGCGCACAGATACGCAGTTAGTGGATTTGCCGCACGGACGGATATACCTGCCTGGGCAATCCTCCCCACTCGACCTGCACCCCCTGGACTGCCGCCTGGACGATACGACCTACCAACAGGTCAACGTACACGCCCGCTGGAGCGAAGGACAGACCTACGTCGAAGTCTGGTGTACTAAATCGCCAGCCGCCGATCGGCTGTTGCGTCGCGTGAGGTAATGATCGTGGAAGCCATCACTCTGAAGGGCTTGCGGCGGATCACGAAACTACTCAAGCGCAATGCGGTGGACCTATCCAGCATGCGCCATCGCGCGCAACACAATCAGATCTTGGAGCACGCTCCGGTGGCCGAGATTGCTGTGACGCTCACGGTGCAGGGTTTGGCGGCCACTGTCCACGCTCAGGTGCCCTACATCTACTACCCGGCCGACGAGACGGGAATCGGCTCGGCCGATCCGCTCGTGGAAGTCCTGGCCGTGTACGCATCCGGCGCGCCGCTCTATGGGTTGATGAGCGATGCGCAGATTGAAACCCTGGAGGCGCATCTGCTTGCCCAACTCCAGAACCGTGCCAAACTCACAGGAGCATCCGCATGAACGAGTCCGCAGGCCAGGTCATTGCGCAGCCATCGCCTATGCAGGTAGGGGCGGCAGAGCAGAAATTGAGCATCGGCGAGGTGGCGCAGCACGTAGCGCTGATCCGCTCCGTGATGGCCAACGTGATGGTGCGGGATAAGCACTACGGCGTGATCCCAGGCACGGACAAGCCCTCGCTCTGGAAGCCGGGAGCCGAACTTCTGTGCATGACCTTCCGCATCGCACCGCACATCCGCCAGATCGACGACCTGTCGGTGAAGGGTATGGTGCGCTACCGGATCACTATGGAGGGTGTGCATCAACTCAGCGGGGCCACGCTTGGCGAGGGTGTCGGCGAGTGCTCGAGCCACGAGGAGAAATACAAGTGGCGCAGGGCGGCGCGCAAAGAATGGGACAACACGCCGGAGGACATGCGGCGCATTAAGTTCGGGTACAACAAGCAGCGGCGTGAGGAGTTCGAGCTGCTCCAAGTGCGCACTGAGCCGGCCGACCTCGCCAACACCATCCTCAAGATGGCCGTGAAACGGGCGCACATTGCCATGACCCTCGCGGTCCTGGCGGCCAGCGACGCCTTCAATCAAGACCTGGAGGACCTTACCGACGAATTGCGCGATCACATCGTCGGCGTGGATACCGACGAGCCGCCGAAGAAAGACACTCCGCCGCCTCCGCAGCGCAAGAGCGGCGTCCCGCCAGAAGGCGACAGGCCGCCATCCGAGGAGCCGCCAGGGCGCGCGGCGACGGAAGGGGAGGTGGCATACATCACCAAGAAGCTCGAGGCTGCTGCGATTACCCAGGAGGAGTTTCAGAGAGCCACGGGCATTGTGCTGGGCCGACTGACCCTAGTCGAATTCAACAAGGCCAAGAAGTTCCTTGCCGATCCCGCCGGGTACGTGCCCGATGCCGCTGAGGCGACAGCGGCGTGACGCTAGTCTTCGACAAGGCTTCGCACACCTACTCAGTGGGCGGCGTTGCCATCCCGAACGTCACGCGCGTGTTGGAGCAAGTCACCAACTGGACCGTGGTGCCGGAGGAGTTACTGGACGCGGCGCGCGCCCGGGGAGATTGGGTACACAAGGCGACTTGCCTGCTCGACGAGGACGACCTCGACGACAGCGCAGTGCCGGAGGAGTACGCGCCCTATTTGGAGGCGTATCGCCGCTTTCGGGAGGAGCACGAGCCGCTGTGGGACGAATCGGAGGAGCCCACCTATCATCCTACCCTCATGTACGCCGGGACTCCTGACAGAATCGGCACGCTGCAGCACTACTACAGCATTGCGCACCCAGAGATAGCACGGCGCGTTCCGTGCCTGCTGGACATCAAGACAGGTGGCTGGCACCCGGCATACGATCTACAACTGGCCGCCTACACCGAGGCTAGGCGCAACCAGTTCCGCGGCAAGGATCTATTGCCGCTTGGGGTCATCCGCGCCACACTTCTGCTTCGGAAGGACGGAACCTATCGTCTGCGCGAACCGCTCAACACGCATGCGCACGACTTCACCATGTTCGCGTCGCTGCTGCGCCTGTGGCGCTGGAAGCGGCAGTACAACGTCTAGGAGGCGATCATGCTGGAAAGCGTCACAATCGAACGGCCCGATGCGCAGTCCGTGGAAAGGCAGGTGGTGCACTTGGAGCGGTCCGCAGAGCTGTGCATCATCGACAGCAGGGAAATGCTCGAGCTGGCGAACGATGAACTCGGGGCGATCAAGACCTTCCTGCGCAACATCGAGGCCGAGCAGAAGAAAATCCTTGCCCCCCTGGCGGAAGCCGAGGAGCGCGTGCGCGCGCTGTTCCGCTCACCTATCCAGCGCGCGAAGGCTGCCGAGACAGCCCTCAAGGGGCGTATGGCGGCATATCTGGACCAAGAGGAGCGCAAGCGCATCGCCGCCGAGCGCGAGGCCGAACAGAAGCGCAGAGAGGAGTACGAGCGCGCAGTCCGCGAGGCGGCGGCGCGCGAGGACGCGGTTCGCAAGGAGGCGGAAGCCAAGATCACAGCCGCTCGTGAGGCCGAGGCCGCCGGAAACATGGTGGAGGCCAACGCACTGTTCGCGCAGGCCGAGAGCGCCGTGTTGGAGGCCCAAGTGCAGACAGAGGAACTCGCTACCATGCCTGCCGTGCCCGTTGCGGCCCCCATCAAGATTACTGGCCTGTCCTCTCGCCGCCCGTGGAAGGGGCGCGTGGTCAACCTGCACAAACTCGTGACCTTCATTGCGGCGCATCCGGCATGGCTGCACTTGGTCGAGATCCCCCGGGCCAAGCTGGACGCGCAGGCGAAAGTCTCGGAAGGGCGTCTCGGCGACGTGCTGCCGGGCACCGAGGGGTATCAGGAAACTCAACTCGCAAGGAGAACGTGATGGACCGCGTGAGCCTGGCCGAGCGCGCCCAGGACGCCCTGGACGCCGCCGGCATCGCGCTTTCCATGTGCCCGGTCGAAACAGATTGTTCTGCCGCGCAAAGCAAGCTCGCTGCGGCGCAGGCAATCCTCTCGCAGCTCGAAACCTACGTCTACAGGGGGCAATGATGGCAGTTGGCATCGGATTGACAGCAGTCTACGAAATCGCAATAGCCTCGCTCACGCTCGCGCAGACCTTGGCGGCCGAGCAGCGCGAGCCCACCGACGAGGAGATCGACGCCCTCAGCCTGCGCAACCGCATCAAGATCGCGCAGGTGAAGGCGGACATCGAGGGGCGCCAGGATTAGCCGGCAATGGGCCGCGGTCTTCGGTTAACAGAGCAGGAGATCGCGCGCCTCGGTGCCCGCTACAAGGCGCTGGCGCAGGCCACCACAGCGCACAGCGCGAAGCCGTCGCGCTCGAAGTACAACAACGTCAAGACGACCACCGAAGATGGCACGTCCGACAGCCAACTAGAGGCCAAGCGCGCCGCGCACCTGAAGATGCTCGAGCGCGCCGGCCACATCACAGGTCTCTCGCGTCAAGTACGCTTCAGGCTCATGGCGACCGGTGTAGTGGGCGTGCAGCACTTCGAAACCTACGTCGCTGACTTCGTCTACTTCGACATCCACCACCGCCGGTTCGTTGTCGAGGACACGAAGGGTTACCGCACGCGAGACTACCAACGCAAGAAGCGACTCATGCGCGAGCTGTACGGTCTGGAGATTGTAGAGTCGTGACCCGCATATCCGCAGTCGCAGCAGACGTGGTGCAGGCGCTGGGGCTAGATCGTCGCACAGACGGATGGGCAGATGCCTGGGATGTGATCCCTACTGCCTATCTGTGCGAGGATGCGTACTGTGGCGGCTCTCAACTTGAGCGACGGGTTAGGCCTGCTCGCCACAACCTTGGAGGTGACATGAGAGAACTGATTGGCAAGACCGTGACCGGCCTGCGCGTGAACGAAGACCAAAGCATCCTGACGTTTGACCACCCGGACGGCGCCAGCACTAGCTACGCGACCTGGGGCGACTGCTGCTCCGAAACTTGGTTTGCGGACATCACGGGCGTTAGCGCGCTGCTGGGCGGCAAGGTGCTGAAAGTCGAGAACGTGGAACTGCCGGCCGTGGACGACAAGCGCACACGGCAAGAGCACGACCAGTTCTACGGCCTGAAGCTGCGCACCGCCAGGGGGGTGGCAAACATCGTGTACCGGAACAGCAGCAACGGGTACTACGGCGGCCGCATTGACCTGCACCGCGGCGCACTGCCTGAATCCATGACCGCCATAACTGATGACTGGCAGGCCTAGCGATGGTAGGGCACCAGCGTATGCAAAGCACCTTAGACATTGGATTCGCGCACGATCGCACCACGGGTAAGGAGGACTGGCTCACTCCGCCAGAAATCCTGCGCGCGCGCACGCACTGGCGCGATATCGCGGAGATTCTCATCGCCTGCGCCCTGATCGCGGCGGCGATCCTATGGCCGTGGGCCTGAAGGCAATGCCGCGACGCCCGACGATTTATACCGTTTTCCCCGGCTGCGAAACGCCGGACGAACCGCGCAGCGGGTTGTATTGGGCGAGTTATGACGATTCGGATCAGCCGATTTGCCACGGTCCCTATCGCAACAAACAAGAAGCGGAAGAGGCTATCGACAGGTGGAGCGACAACGACGCCCAACGTTGCAGCTAAGGCGGGACCAATGGCGGCACAGTGGGGCATAACCCACCCCTAACGTCGGAGGTCAGGCGCCTGGCGCGGCTTCTTACGCTGGGTAACTGGCCTACAGTACCCTCTCTGAGAACCTAGACCATGCTATCGCCTTCCTCTCCCAAAGCATTGAGGTTCCAGTTCGGTCAGTCACCACACCCCTGCGAACTTGTTCCAGGGTTCCCGCCCTACTACCACACGGACCAGGGAGCTGCCTACCTGGGGGACTCGCTCGACGTCTTGAAGGCAATTCCCAGTGGTTCAGTGAATCTGGTCTTTACGTCACCGCCATATGCCCTTCACTTCAAGAAAGAGTACGGCAATGTTCACAGGGACCAGTACGTTGACTGGTTCCTTGCGTTCGCTCGGGAAATTCATAGAACTTTAGCCGAAGACGGGAGCTTTGTGCTCAACATAGGCGGGACCTGGAATCCCGGGGTACCGACAAAGTCGCTCTATCAGTACAAGCTCCTCGTTGCGTTAGTGGAAGAGATCGAGTTCCACTTGGCACAGGAATGCTTTTGGTACAACCCGGCAAAGATGCCCGTCCCAACTGAGTGGGTTGCGGTTCGACGAATAAGGGTCAAGGATGCGGTAGAGAATGTTTGGTGGTTGTCGAAGACGCCATGGCCGAAGGCCGACAACCGACGAGTCCTACGTCCCTACAGTCGAGACATACTGAGGTTGAACGAGCGTGGCGTGAAAACGGCAGTGCGTCCCTCTGTACACAACATCAAGGAGGCGTTCGGCGATATCTCTGCCGGGGGCTCGATAGCACCGAACGTCTTCGAAGATGCAAGCCCTACAAATTTCCTCAAGCTGGGCAATAGCGCCAGCAACGATCCATACACCAAAAGGTGCAAAGAAGCGGGCATAAAGATTCACCCAGCCAGGTTCCCAGCCGCCATGCCCGAGTTCTTTCTTAAAATGCTCACAGACGAAGATGACGTTCTCCTCGATCCTTTCGCCGGCTCGAACACAGCAGGAGCTGTGGCGGAAAGCCTAGGGCGACGCTGGATTGCGGTGGAGATGCTGGAAGAATATCTCGCCGGCAGTAAGTTCAGGTTTGACCTAGCCTAGCATCCCACGTTGCGTATCGGCCCAACGCCGCGCATGACCGGGCACCGCAGGCGCTCCAGTCGATGCGCAAGTTATGCTGGCAGCGAAAGCACTATATGCTAACGGTAACACCGATCGGACTGGCAGAGGCCAACGCCTTTATATCACGCCACCATCGCCATCATAAGCCAGTGCCGGGCGCGAAGTTCTGTATTGCCGTTAGTGACAAAGATGGCGTAGTGCGTGGAGTGGCGATTGTTGGCAGACCTGTGGCGCGCATGAGCGACGACGGGTGGACGCTGGAAGTGAACCGGGTTTGTACAGATGGGGCGCGCAACGCCTGCAGCATGCTGTACGGAGCGGCGTGGAGGGCAGCGAAGGCGCTTGGGTTTCGGCGGCTCATTACCTACACGCTGCCGGAAGAGGGAGGGGCCAGCCTGCGCGCTGCGGGGTGGCGTTTGTTGGGGCTGCGTGGTGGCGGTAACTGGAACGTGCGAAGCAGGCCGAGAGTGGACACAGCCGAAATTCTTCGAGGCCAAAAGAGCCTATGGGAAGCGGTGTGAGGTCTAACGCCGCGCATGACCGGGCACCGCAGGCGCTCCGGTGCATTGCGAGGTTAGCTGACAATCTCAAGCAACTCATAGAAGATTGAAGACTCTCCGGTCAATGGGTTCTCGGTCTCCGTTACGCAACAGCGCAAGCGGACGTGCTGATCTAGGTGCAGTTCTGATACGTCACGCAACAGACGCTTTGGACACAAGACGCGAACATTCTGCCCTACGTCTGTCCGAAGCTAAATGCGCTCACGTTTGCTAAGCAGTTCAATTGTGCCCTCCAATACAACCTCATCCAGCGCGCCGAGCTGCTGCGCGAGATCGTCTATGTGAGATGCGACTGACTGGCTTGCCAAGCGATAAGCGAAGTTATCCTGCGCCTGTTTGTCAAGCTCATCCTTCCGAGTTCTAGCTTCTTGAAAGAGCTATCGCAGGCGCTTGGTCAACATCTATTGACGCCTAACTTTGCCTCGCACAACGACGCAGGGAGCGCCTTGTCCGCGAGAGCGGGCAGGCAGACTTGTTCAGTCTAGCTTCTCCAGGTACTCCTGGTTGACGCGCTCCAGCTTCTCGAGCTGGTATTGCAGCCCCGCCTCGAACTCCTCGTCGGTGAGCCCGCGGCGCGAGTATTCGCGCTTGAGTTTCCCGATCTGCTCGCGAATCTCGCGCACCTGAGCTTCACGCTTGGAGTTGGCGTTGTAGAGCCCCACGTCCTTCGGATAGGCGGCGACCTTCAGACCGAAGCCGGAGGCAACCGCCATGCCCACGCTTTGCTCGCGCCCAAACACGTCCGTCTTACCCTGGCCGGCAGTTAACAGCGCGTTCCAGGCGTATGACCCAGGCACCCACACTGCGTTGGGCGCAAGGGAGCGATAAGCGTAGGCCAGCAGTTTCTCGGCTTGCTCGCGCGGCGTGTCCGTGTCCGCCACGATCGGCTTTCCGGTGAATTGCACCTTGTTCGCGAGCAGCTCGGCGAGCATGCCGAGCGGCCCACCGGGCACCAGGAACGGCAAGAGCGGGAAAGCCGCGTTGGTCTGCCCGATGTCGAAGATGTCTCCCGCCGGGATGAACCGGCGCACATCCAGAAACATCGGGGCGTCGTAGTCGTCGTTCCACGGCAGGCGCAGCAGATTCGGTCCGAGCGCGCCGTAGATCCACCCCGCTTTTTCCTCCGGCAGCAGTTTGCGCTCCTCATCATCATCCGCGCCAGCCAAGGCCGCGCCGAGCGCATTGATCGCCCCCAAGATCGTGGCGAGCTTCATGAGCTTCCAAGGCTTGTTGCGTATCACGTTGAGCAGCTCCGGGATAGCGCGGTAGGTGAACCCGATGAACGGGAACGCCGTGTTGCGCATGATGTTGATCCACGGCGCATTGATTTCGTAGTTAAGGAAGCTATCCCGCGCGACCCGACCGGCCACAATGTCGTCCGCCCCATCTGACTTTGCCTTGAGGAAGGCGGCCAGGCGGAACACCGTGTCTTCCGCCTCGTAGAGCGCCATCATCTTGGCGACCGGCCAACGCACCACCCCGGTGGCGGCGCTTTGCCGAGCGGCCGCAACGGCCTCCCGGAGCCTGCCGTGCGCGATCATCGACACGACGTTACCCATCTGTACCCAGGCAGATGTGCCCTCAGCCTCCTGGACTGCCTCGCGCAGTTGGTCCATGAGCGGGCGTAACTGCTCCTTCTGCACCTCCGACAGGACATACATCCCCTGCATGGCGCCGGAGTCCTCGAACTTCTGCATGATCAGTTGGTGTTCTGGCTTGTCGCGCAGCATGATCTCGAGCGCGAGCAGGACGTGGCGGGGAGACACGTCATGCCAGTCGGCCATGATGACGTTGGCCATCACGTTGTTCATGTGTACCGCGGGGGAGAGCGCGGTCTTGCTGATCTTCCAGGCCCTCAGGATCGTCGCGTAGGCGCGGCCCAGGGGCTCGTAGCGCATGCTCACGGTCTGCCGCACGTCATTCCATATCGGGCCCGGCACCCACAGGCCAGCGAGCTTTCCGTACTTCTTGACCCCCCCGGTCTTCAGGATCTCGGTAGACGGCACCTTGACCCACTCCTTCGGGGTATAGGTCTGGCGCAGCGTCTCGGCCGCCTCGACTGTCACCGCCCCTGCGGGCGGCTCCGGCAGGGCATGGGTATTGGCGAGCCACTCCAGGTATCGGCCAACCTCGACATCATGGATCATCTGCTGCAGGGTGCGCGCGATGGCGAAGCGGACCTCATCGATCTCGCCCATGCGCTCGCGCTCCTCCTTCGTGAAGTCGCGCCACAGGCTGACCTTGCCGCGCTCTACGTTGCGGACCTCCCAGGTGTGCCGGTCCTGCTGCCAGGACTGTAGGCGAAGCGGCACCGGCACCTCAGCCGGCCAGTATTTGACCTCGAGAAGCCTCCCCGGTCGTTCCTCGCCGCCCTCCATCCCCTCAAGGATTCCCGCTCCGGCCCCAGGAGCGGCCGCACGCCGCTCCAGGCGCAGGAACTTCTCGCCCATCAGACCCAAGTCGGCGCGGCCCGCCTGCGCCTTCCTGCCCCACCAGGTAGGGTCTGTGGCCGACAGGTCGGAGGCGTCCACCTTGTAGGAAATGCCGCGACCCTTGTACTGATCCCCGAGGATCTGCTTGGCGCGCGCCATCATGGCCTTCTGTTGCGGGGTGGCCTCCAGGACGTAGCTCTCGTAGGACCGGCGCAGGTAGGCGAACCGATTCCGCTCGTAGGTATCCGCGCCAAGCTGGCCCAGGCGCACCGCCTCTCCGCTCAAGCGGTCGATCGCCTGCATCACCCTGGTGAGCGCCGCGATGCTCTCGTCGGAGAGCTGCTGCATGAAGTAGTCCGCCGCCTGCGGGTGGTCGGCGTTCATCCACTCGTAGGCTACTCGGGACTCTGCCCTGGTGAGGTTGCCCAGGGACAGCAGGGCCTCCTCGATGCCGCGATAGCCGCGGCGGATGGCCGAATACATCAGAGCGCGGCGATCCACCACGCCCTCATCGAGCCAGTAGTCGGATACCAACCCGGCGGCCAGCCGCTCCTGCGCCTTTTCTGGCAGCAATCCCCACGTCTTTTCGAGTACCAGGTCGATGCCGGCGCGCAGCCGGCGGTCGATACCAAGGGCCTGCACCGGGACACGGAACAGCCGGTTGCTGATAGACTCGCGCACGCGCTTGCCGAGGATCGCCGTCGCGGCGGCGCGCTCCTCCGGCGTGTAGATGTGCGCGAACAGCGGCTCGGTCAGCCGCTCGGACTCTACGATTGGGCCGGCTTCGTCGGCCCCGTATTCGCCCAGCGGCTCTCGTAGTAGATGGCCGCCTCTTGTTCGCCGCGCTTCAGCCGCTCGAGCTCGGAGGGTGTCAGCAGATCGGAATCGGAGGAGGTAGTCGGCCTCGACTGCCGTGAGGGCGGAGTGGTCGATCGCAAAAAGCTCTTGGATTGTGCTCCCATGCTTCGCCTCCACGTCCCCGAGTTGCGCGGGGTCAGCGGCAATTCTACTGCCGCGCGTCATGTTGGACAAGGTGACGATGCCCACTACCTGGGCGCCGTTCGCCTGAATGAAATCGGCCAAGTTCGCGAGCGTCGCCCCGGACGTTACAACGTCGTCCACTAGCACGTAGCGCCCGCCCTCCTCGACCTTGCCCGAGAAGGTTGCCGGCGAGAGCATGCGATCCATCAGCGTCGCGCCGGTGTGCGACGCGCGCGAGCTTTGTGCGATGCGCCCGACCGCGTGCTTGTTCCCGGTGCGCTTCGCCAGATAGGCCGCCATCGCGCCCGGGATCCTGTTGGTGGCCCTGCGCTCGGAAGCGGAGACGGGCGCAAAGATGACGGGCCCCAGTCCCTCCACGCGCTCGATGATGTCGCTCGTGACCATGTCCTCCGCCAACCTAGCGGCGGCCATGAAGTCCCCTTCCTTCGCATCCGCATAGTCCGGGTGCATCTTCAGGCCGGTGGTGCTGGTGTCGCCGTAAATGAACGCCGCATCGGCCGGGATGCCGAACGCGCGCAACTTCTTCGCCTGCGCGACGGCGCGCGCGTGCGGAACATCTGCCCCGAAGAACTTGTCGCTGGGGGCCATCAGCCTGGACAGCGTCGGGATTCCCTGCTCATCCACGGCGTCCAACAGAAAGCCGTCCGCGGTGAGCTGCGTGAAATAGTCGAAGTTTTCTGCGGAAAAGCCTGCGGCGAAGACATGCATCGCGCCGGTCTGTCTGGCGAAGCGGCGAATCGCGGCCCCGCCACGCGCGCTCAACAGCACCGCCTCCGGCACCTCCGCCACTGCGCGCACCTGCGTAACGCGGGTCGTTGCGGGATACGGCGGAACCGTCGCCGCAATCAGCGTGACCCAGCCCTGGCGCTTGAAGCGCCGGCCGACCCTGGCGACATCCTCCGGCTGCCGCACCTGGGTGCCGAGTATCTCGTGGTCGATGGAGGCAACCAGGAGATGTTCGTCCCCGAACTTGCGCCTGTGGATGATCCACTGGCCGGTGTTCTCGATCACCGCATAGCTGTTGGTGTCGATGACGACGTGCGGCATCGCCTTGACTTCGCGCCCTAGCTCCTGGCTCACCTGTGCAAGCATGCGTGCGATGTGGCGCTGCAGGCCCTGATCGGCGGGGCTAGGCTCTGGATTGCCGCTTGGATGATTGTGTACCGACCACACGGCATCGGCCCCCGTCGCCTCGACCTGCTCCTTTAGCCACTGTAAGGGCTCGACCCCCATCGGGAAGCCGGGCGCGACGCTCGGCAGGCGCGCACTCACGCCAACATGCCCGACCGCCTTTCCTTCGCGCGTGAACACCCAGCGCATCGTCTCGAACCGCGGATCGCGGTAGAGCTGCATGATGGCCGCCAGGTCGTGCGCGTTACGAATCACCTGCCCGCGGATCTCCTCCGCGCCGGCGACCGCGATGCGCTCCGCGATGCCTTGGGCGAGGTAGCGTACTTTGGGCTGCCATCCACGATCACCCACTGGCACAGGCGCAGTTTCCCCGGCGCGATATAGATCGAGCACCCCTTGAACGGCACTGTCTTCGATGGCTGGTGTCGCATCTGGCCTTGCCCCCTTTCTATAATGCCCGCGCGTTGCCTCTACCAGAAACTGCTCGCCATAGAGCGCGCGCACCTGCTCCACGCGCTTCTGACCTGTCACATCCAGGGCAACGTCCTTGTTGGAGGTCGCCTGGAACTGCGCACCCAGCTCCATTGCCCTGCGCAGCGCAAGCGCGGCTTCTCGCTCATTTACCTGCGCGCGCATCCACTGCCCGACCTTTGTGAAGTCTCCGGTGGCGGCGCGCATTTCCTGATCTAGGTAGTACCGACCGCCGTCCCCCTTCCTCGGGGCAACCATAATGCGGTATCCGCTGCGGTAGGGCTCGATCCCGATCAAGCCGTTGGATGCGAACACCTTGGTGGCGGAGCGGCCAATGAAGGTTATGACCTGCTCCGGCGTTGTGAACTCCACGGGCTGCTTGCTGATGGCCTCGCCGATATTGAAGCGCGCCGGCATCACCACGCCCTGCCGAATGGCTCCGGTGTTGTCGGTGAACATCGCCACCTGTCCACCCTGGAACTTGCCGAACGCCGCCAGCAGGTTCCCGGTCATCACGGTGCGTTCTTCGCGCGTGACCGATTGCGCGGCGGTGAACATGGGCAGCACCGGGTCGTCGCCAGCATAGGGCTGGATGCCAACCCCCCTTTGCGGGGCATCCGAAGCGCCCATCGCCAAATCGTTCAGGCCGATCTTCAGTTGTCGGATTGCATCGGGCACCGCAACCTTGAGTTTCCACGCCCCAAGAGCCACAGGATTGTGCGTGCGCGTGTTGTGCTCGATGTCGATGACGATCCCTGGGATGCTTCCCCATAGGCCATGCAACTCGACGTGGGTGCCAATGCGGTAGTTGGTCAGCAACTCCTGGACCAATCTAGCGTTGCGCTCCTGAAGCAATCGGAAGCCCGTAATTGCGTTCTCGTCGTCTGGAGTCAGCTTCACCGGAACGGGCATACCGGCCTCCCCAGGCGCCGTCGTTGCCTGAAGGATCTTCTCCTCCATGAATTTCGTGAGTCGCTCGCGCGTTTCTCTAAGCATCTTTTGAGCATTTTGCTCGGCCAAGTCCGCCAACTCAAAGATACTCTGGTCACTCGCCGGCACACCCAGCGCGACGCGCACCATTTGCGTCACCTGCTCCGGCATGTAGGGCTTGCCGATCTTCTTGACGTCCATGCGCTCGGCGTAGGCCGGTTGTGAAAACGGACTATCCCCTCCGCGCCCCTCGAAAATCATCGTCTTGTTGATGGTCCTGGCATCCAGCGGCAGCGTTTTTGCTTCCAGTACGTTCTCGCCCATCGCGTCGGCCAGCTCCACCCTATCCCGGTATGCCTGGACAATGAGATCGTAGATCGCGCGCTGTTGGTCAAGGTCCAGGAGAGGAATATGCCCAGTCACTTTCGTGATCGCGTCCTCGGTAACGAACCCATCTCCATCGTCATTGATTTTCAGTGGGCTGCCGATCAAGTCATGGGCATCCTGGTTGTCCCACATGACGCGCGCGGCGGCCTCGTCGCCGTATGCGTTCATGAAATCGACGGCCTCTGCAGTGACGGCGGAGCGCCGGCTCGCCGTAGTATTCGCGTTCAGGCTCGCCATCTTCTTCGCAAGAACGGCGGCAGGACGCTGCTCGGCCGGGATGTCGGCCGCAAGCTGACTGTACTGTGGGACCACCACCTGCCCGGTGCGATGGATGCGCCCGAGCATCTGCATGTGGGTGTCGATGTTCTTCTCGGCCTGCACGATCATCATGTGGCGCTGTCGCTTGTCCGCGAAGGTTTCGCTCGCGTGCAAGGACAGGCCGGTAGCGCCAGCCTGGTTGAGGATGATGACGCTCGCCTCGCCGCTGTTGAATCGCCGAACCGCATCCACGCGCCCGGCAATGCTGGTTTCCTTCGGCGGCCGGATCTCGTAGGTTACAGTCCCGTCTGCGTGATACTCCAGGTACGTCGCGCGCCCCGTGATCTCCTCGACTTTGTACCCGGCCCTGCGCAGCTCCGCACGCATGTAGTCGATGGGAGAAAGTGGGATGTCGGAGAACAGCTCTTCGCTGTCTCGGATCATCTTCAGCACGCGCTCGAAGGCGCGCACGCCCAGCTGCCCAAGCTGCTCGTCGGAGGTGTAGAGCGTCACCCCCTGACCCTTCTGGAACGGCGCTTTGTAGACATACCGGCGCGTCTTTTGCAGGTATCGCGCGAACAGGTCTGCAACGCCCATGCGGATCGCGTCGCCAGCGTGGATATTCGTCTGCGCGATGTGTTCCTCGATGAACGATCCCATCGTGTTGGCAACCGTGAGCACTACCTTCTGGTCCGCTTTCAGCGCTTCCAAGGCTTTCTGTGTGGCCGCTACCACCTTCATTTGCAGCAGCGTCTGGTCAATCAGGTTGTGCATGATCTGGCCAAACGACGTGCTGGTAATCTGCGGCCCTACGGTTTGCGCCGATCCGGCCGCCGCCTTGGCATCGGCTTTGATGTTTCTAATTGCCGGCCGGATAAATTTGCGCTCGAAGTCGTTGATCTCGCGCAGTAGTAGCGCCGCGCGCTGCGCGACCTCCTTGTCTACCGCGATTTCCACGACATCGTAACGCACGCCAGAGAACGATCGTTCGCGGCGGATGTATTGCCCGGCCGCGCCGAGCATGGTCGCCACCACTTGCTGCAACGGCACGCCGCCGGCCGCAATCGCTCCAGGCAGATCCTCGATCTTCTCCACCGCCAGGCGCATGTCGGTTCTGAAGTACAGATCCATCACGCTCGGGTGCTTGGCGTAAGTGGCCGAGGAATATATGACCCCGCGCGCGACCGCTGCGATCGACCGCGCAAATCCTGCCCTTCCAGTTTTGCCGGACGTTTCTTCGCCCCTCTTGGGGGCGTCGGTTCCGCCGGCGTTGTGCGACTCGTCGAAGATCACCACGCCGCCCTTGGCGAACTGCTCGAGGAAGTTCATGCGCAGGGTGCGCTCGCCGCCCTTGATGGTCTGCATCTGGTTGTACGTCGTGAGGATCACGTCGTAGCCGGATAGCTTCCCGGCGCGCATGAGCGCGTCCATCGTGGCGTTGTGCTTCGCCAGTGGCGGCGCGCGCAGCGCCCAGGCTCCATCATCCATCGGCACGTCCTGACCTGCGTTGGTCATCAACATGCGCACTTTGCCCAAGCCGACTGCCTTCAGGTCGCGGTAGATATCCGCATAGAGATTCGGCTTCTCCGTAACGAAGATCGGGACGAGCTTTTCCTTGAGCGCGTAGGCGATAATGCTCGCTACCACGCGCCCCTTGCCGATGCCTGTCTGGTCGCCAATGATGACACCGGAGCCCTTGTCGAAGTTGTAAAGCGCCAGCGCCAGCGCATCCACCTGCTCGGCCCCGAGGCGCGCCGTCAACTGCTCGCGCGTCCATCCGAGCTTGGACATAACGAACTCGTCGATGTCGCCCACGGCGCGCACGAGCGCCCGCAGCGCGTCTTTGGTGACCGTCTTGAGGTTGGCCGGGATGAGCGTGCCAAGGCCAGCCGCGGTGCTGGCCGGCTCATACATGACTTGATGCTCGGTTTCGGATTCGGCCTGGCGGTCCCTCAAGCTCTTCTCGGGCGGCGTTGGAGGCGGCTCGATCTCGGCGAGCGCCTGCACAGCGATCACATCCTTCGCGGCCTCCGCCCCCTGGGAGCGGTAGCGGGCAGACATGGCAATGTAGGCTCCCTGCAGGTGCTCCAGGGAGATCAGATCAGCGACGGCCCCCAATGCCTGCCGCACGGCATTCAGGACGTAGCGCGCCGCCTCCCTAAACTTGTGGTAACCGCGGCGAAACGCTGCGTCAAAGAGCTTCGTCAGTACCGGCAGCAGCCGCTGCTCCTGCTCCGGCGTGATGTTGAGGCGGCCTTTCTTCCCGAAAATGTCCGCTAGCTCGCCCAGGGCGTCCTGCAGGTCTTGGGCGGCTTGGGCGTCGGCCTCCGCGCTTACTGGTCGTCCGGAGGGTGGTAGAGCAGCAGGCCCACCCACTGAAGCGGCGTCAACTCCGCCAGCAGCGCCTCCGCCCTCGGGCTGCTCTTGAGGGGCGCCCGCTCCGGCAAGTCCGGCCCCGGCACCCCCAGCATCAGCAGGCGGCGGCGCAGCTCCGGGCTCTGCATCCACACCAGTGCGCGGTCGTCCCCCTCCTCGAGCACCAGGCGCGCCGGAAGCAGTCCCTCCGCGGTGAGATACTCCTGCATCTCCTCGACCTCCTCGGGCTCCAGCTCCTCCATCCCCCGGCTGAGTCGCTCCGCCAGCGCCAGAAAGTAGCTGTCTTGGTCCAGCGGCTCCCCCGCCTCCAGGCGCACCGCCCCCAGTCGTCCCTGTAGATTCTCCACCGGGTTCAGGTACGTCTCCCTGGGCGGCGGTGCCCAGGCGATTTTGGTAGTCGGCATCGAAGATCTCCGCAAGCTGCTCCCAGGAAGTATATTGCCTCGGCGGACTGACCGCCGGAAGCGGCAAGGTTGACTTGCCCTTGCCGCGGATGACGATCACGTCTACCGGCCACGCAGCGCCCTGCTTGGCGTACAGATCGCCCGACACGGTGAAGTGGTCCACCACCCGGTACTTGTTGTAGAGTGTAAAGAAGAACTCGCGTTTCGCCTTGGCGTGGTAGGCGTCCGAACGCGCCTCCGGTGTCTTCGCCAGCATATTCACGCTGCCGATGATGAGCACCGCCCTGCCGTCATCCTTCATCGAGCCCAGAGACTTGAGCGCAATGACGTGATCGACCTCGTTGGTCACGTACCCGCCGCCCATGTCGAAGCTGCGCGTCTTGCCCTTCTTATCGCGTGTGACGCCAAACGGCGGGTTGGCGATCACCACGTCCTTCCCGGGCCATGCTGCGCCGCGCTCGGTTGCGTCGTAGCTCTGTGGCTTGAAGCCCTGCGCCGCGAGCGCCGCTGCGCGCTGCGGGTCGATCTCGTTGACCTCGGTGCCCTTGCTGTCCGGGTTCGCGGCGATCAGCAGCGCGCCGTTGCCGGCGGTTGGCTCGTAGACCGACTTGAATGCGTCGATCTCGGCCAACTCAGAAGCGACAAACGCCAATGGCAGCGGAGTAGAGTACGCCTGCCGTTCGATCGAGCCAGAAGTGCGCACGTAGAGCGCCGGCATCAACTCCTCGTACAGATGGACCAGGTGGCCGTATGCCTGTCTCGCTGACACAGGCGCGCGCACAATGTCTCGCGCCGCCAGGACCGCCCCCAGCTCGATGATCTCATCGGCGAGTTTCGCTTCCGGAGTCCCCGGCTTGATGTCCTTCCCGATGAGTTTGCCGACCACCTCCCGCGCCTCACCGATTGACTCGAAACCCTTGCCCATGAGGAACCGGCTGGCGATCTCCTCGGCCGGGGTGAGGGGCGCCGCTGCCTCGATCGCCGGGCGCTCCAGATCCCCGCCGGCCAGCCACTGCTTGAGCTGCGGCAGCGTCCACTCCGTGATGTTCTTGAGTCCGCCCCAGCCCCTCTCGTAGTTGTCCAGGTAGGCTTTCCTGGCGGCATCGACATCCGTCCAGCCGAGCATGATCTTGTGCTCGTCGAGATGCCCGTTGCCCTTCTGCTGATCGACCACGAACACCGGCCCGTCATAGTCGAGCGGCGTACCCACGCGGACGAAGACATCGACCTGGTCGCCGTCCTTTCCAACGGTGCGCTTGACGTAGCCGTAGTGGGAGGCCATTTTGATGCGCCAGCCACGGTCCAGAATGTTCTCGATCACTTCGGCCAGCGCCGGGAAGTTTCGGCGCAGACCGCGCTCGGCCGCGGCTAGGGAGTGCGCGCCGTCCATCGGCTCGCCGAGACGGAATTTCTCGAGCGCGATGGTGATCTCGTTGCGCGCAGTGTTCTCGTTGACCGTCAGATCCTTGCTTTCGAGCAACTTGGCTACCTGAGCGATGCGCTCCAGATCGTAACTCCAGCGCCACGATCCGGCGGGGGTCTCGATCGCCACGTCGAGCCCGGCCACCCGCACATGCCCCTTCTTGTAGTTCCCCGCCTTTTTTTGTTCCGGGGTGGGCTCGGGCTCTTGGTTGCGGGGCGAAGACGCGGCATCGTGCGCGGACGCATCCACCGTTCCAAGGTCTGGAACGCTCGGCTCCTCCGGCATGACCCCGCCGGCGCGCAACACTTGGCGCGCGATGTCGGCGCGCTCGGTCAGCAGCGTCTCGATGTATTCGCGCACGGCCTGCTCGGCTGCAGCATGCCCCTCGAGGCCCTCGTCGAGCTTGTCTCTGGCAAGCCCCTTGAGGATCGCCGCCTCGTGTTTTTCAAGACCGATTTTTTTAAGACACGCAGAAAGCCCGGCCATCAGGCGGCCCTCCGTAGAATTGTGAACGCCATCGCTGCGAGCATTAGATCATCGCTATCCTGGTCGTCAGTGACCCTCTGGGCATCTTCGGCGGCGCGCTTCCTAAAGCGATCCAGGGAGATCAGGCTACCACCACCACCGCCCCTTGGCGAGGCCGGTTGAGACGGGGCCTCGGCTTGCGCAATGATGTCTGGCGTCAGCGCCCCGTAGGTATGCGCGGCAGTCGGCACCATGACGGTGTTGCCGGCTTGGACGCCCGGGATTTGCCCCAGGTATGTATGCGCGACAACCGGCACCTGCACCCTGGCCTGCGCCTGCGGGGCGACGGCGGTGTAGGTGTGGGTAACGATCCCAACCCGGAGTGTGGCGCCGAACTTCGGCGCGACCGCCGTGTACGTGTGCGTCACCACGCCCGGCTGTACGCGGGCCTGTACCTGCGGGGCGATCGCGCTGTAGGTGTGCGTTACCTGGCCAGGCTGCACCCTCGCCCTGACCTGCGGAGTCTGTGCCGTGTAGGTGTGAGTTACGACCCCAGGCTGGACCTTGGCTCGAACCTGCGGCGCCTGCGCGACGTAGGTGTGCGTGACCTGCGCGGGGCGAACGGTGTAGACGAACTGCGGAGCCTGCGCGGTGTAGGTGTGGGGTACCTGCGCCGGCTGCACACGGGCGCGTACCTGGGGCGCTTGGCCGGTATAGGTGTGCGTGACGACTGGCGCGCTGACGGTCGTGCCGCTAGTCGGCGTCAGGCCACCTACGTTCCGCGATACGCGGCGCGGCTGCGTCCACCCGCGCGCCCAATTCGGCCAGCGGACGTACTGCGTCAAGGCTTATTCCAGCCGGCCACGCCGCCCCATTGGGCCGGCTGCGGCCAAGCCATGACCACTTGAGGTATCTCAGGCGGCGTTAAGGCATCAGCCCCTCCGATTGGATCAGTGCCTCCAACCTGACCCTGCGTGTTGTGCCCGACCGTGAATGCCGCCATCAGAGCATCTCAATCGTCATGTAATCGCACGTCCACTCGTGCGAAGCGTTCGCGGCGCTCATCGTAAAGGTGATGTTGAGCGTGCGGTCCGCCGCGTCCGAGTCCACGGCGATGCCGCCAGTGGCCGAGGCGATACCAGAGTGCCCCAAGTGCTCGTCCGTAGCAATGTCGCCAATGCCGGTGGTCGGCGCGGTCACCGTCGCGCCCGCGTTGAACCACTGCCCGACCAGCCGCTGCAAGTTTGACGCCTGCGCGATCAGGTCGAAGGTGAGAAACCACGCCATGCGGTCAGCGTCCGCCGTGGTGCCGTAGCTGGCTGTCACATCCTGGAAGATCGTCGTGCCGCCATAGCTGATGATGACGGTCAGGGTCATTGCGGTCGTGGTGTTGTGTAACACATTGCCGCCCGTGCGTACACGCAACACTTTGCCGGCCAGGAACAAGCCGTTCGGGATGACCAGCCCGGAGCCGTTGCTGAACAGCGAAACAGCAGAGGTCGAATTGTTCTGCGTGCGCTGCGTGGTCTGCTTGTAGATCGTGATGGGCGACGGCGGGAACACCCGCATATCGACGATCTTCGTGGTCTCAATGCTCGTATCTGCCGCAGGGACGTAGACCACGCCCAGCACCACGTCATTGGCGCTGCGCGCAGCGGGCTTCGGGTTGACTGCCGCAGTCCCGGTGCGCACGGCCTTTGTGCCGGCGCTGTTGACCACGATCAAGTCGAGACGGGGGTTGCTGCCGTCCGCCGCAGAGATAGTCACGTCGCCCGCCGCCACGGCGAACAGTGTGCCGTTGCTCAGCACCGCGCCCTTAGCGACCGCCGGCGTCATGTCCGCCCCGCCAGTGATGGCGCACCCGGATAGCACACAATCGACGCCAGAGATGCCCGCTACCAGTACATCTAGATATTCCTGGAACAGACGCGACTGGATGGTATTGTCGCCCTCACCATCATCGGGGATCGTCCACGCCATGTTACTCGTCCCACTCGAACCAGAAATCAAACACCTGCCCAGTTCCGGTCGGACAGACGATGACGATGCCGTTCGCCGTGCCGGGCGGCACGATCAAACCCTCCTCGCCGAAGGTCCACACCCATCCGGCGCCAGCAGCGGCGCCAATCGTTACCTGCCGGAATGGGCTGCCTACTGTCGCGTCCGCCGTGTGCGTGTTGAAGGCTGTCAGCGAAGCCGAGATCGCGTTTAGCGTGCCGTCGTTGAGCACTTCAGTCAGCGCTGCGCCTTGCGTGCCGGTTGTCGATGCGCGCGCCAACGCCGCAGCAAACGCAGTCGTGGTCGTGTTGCTGATGCCGATCTCGCGGATGCGACCGCCCTTGTTTGCGATGCCATACACCGACGGCCCTCGCGCACTCGTCGCCACCGCGCTCGCCCTTCCTGCTGCAGATACTCTCATCTCACCACCTCAGTGCGCCCGCGTGAACGCGAAGTGTTTCTGGCGCGTTCTGCTGCGCCACCCACGTAATGCCCTTGATAACCACGGCGACATGTGTCCACTGCGGCGAGCCTGTGACCGTCCAGGTCATTACGCCGCCTGCGGAGCCAGACTGTGTCGAACTCACCAAGTGGTGCGGATAGGCCCCGCCCAGATTCTCGTCACCACGCAGCGTCCGATCCGCGCCCTGGCTCGCCGAGGCCGATGTCTCTATCAGCACGCCGTCCAGGCACAGATCGTCGGACACCACGCCGGTCAGCGTCGCGCTCGGCTCTGCCGCGGTGCCCGCGCCGCTTTGCGTATCACCGAAAGCCGAGGCAGTGTCCACGCCCGTGAATGCGTGCCCGATAATGAGCGCCTCGTCCTGGGTGCTCGCCCAGTTGGCGGTGACCGTGTCGGTGGCGCTGGTGGTGTTCGCCAAGCCCCACGCCGAACAGCGATGATAGGGCCCGCCGGTGACAGTCACCAGGCTGGAAAGCGACTGCGGTGAGGGCACATCCCAAGTACAGCTCGAGACCACTGCGCCGCCAGCGAAAGTCCCGTTGCCGATGATTGCCACAATAGCGCGGTCCGATCCACTCCCGTCGAACGATCCGCTGGTGAGCGATGTCAGCGCGGTGCCCGTGGCGCCGTTTTCGGCCAGGAATGCCGCCGAGTTGTGGCTGCCAGATTCCTGTGGCAGCGGCGCGATGCGCAGTCCCACGTCGAGCTTAATTTCCAGCGCGGCATGGACATCAATCTGCGCGCGCACTTGGCGCCCAACGCCGCGCGGCAGGCGCAAGCGCGCTGTGGTGGCCGGCATCAGAAAGCCGTAGCGGTGATAGTGATCGCCGCCCGCAGCCGCGACCGCGCCCGACTTGCGCCAGGGGCCGCCATCGACGCTGCACTCGATGGGGACGCGTATCACCTCGGCGCCGATGTTCGGCCATGCGGCGCGCAACAGCGACACGGTCACGTGCGTGACATCGTCGTCCACGTCGAGCGCTGGCGTGGCATGCCTACCGACAGTGTACACGCCGCGCGGAATCGGCTCGACGTAGTCGCGCTCAGGCATAGGGGCGCGTCTCAGCCTCTATGAAAATGCAGCGCAGCCGCGTGCCGTCTTCGAGCGCCGTGCCGCCGTGAATGGTACGCGCAGGAATCTCGATCATGTTGGGCGCGACCACCTCGATAGCACTCTCGCCGATCAGCAGCCGCATCGCCCCGCTCTCCACGTATTGCACGTGCCGGAACGGATGATCGTGCGCCTTCAGATGCTCACCGGCGCGGTAAGGGCCCAGACACAGCACCAGCAGCCCGCCTATCTGGCCGTGGTTGTGCTCCATTGCCCACGGCTCAATACGTTTACGCAACCCGGTGACAACCTCTGGATCGTCCGTGTTGGCGCGCAGGACCATATGGACTACTCGATCCCGCGCACCGGCCCGGCCTTCGCCACAAACACACCACGCTCCGGATCCCAGGTAAGCGTGATGGTAACGCGAAGGTTGTCCGGCTTGCCGAGCGGCACTGGCACCTGCGGCTCGTTAGACTTCGCCGACACGAACGTGTCAGGGGTCCCATAGCTCCACACCGCGCAATACCAGGTGCCTGGCGCGAGGTTGAGCGTGCCTGTCGAGGTGTTCGCCCCCGGCTGCTTGACGGGCGTGCCGTGGTTGCCGGCGGAAGGCCCGCAGCCCAGGAAGTAACCGACTATGCCGGTCTTGTCGGTGGGCGTGTCCCAAGCGAAGGTGACTTGTGCCGCGTTCGCTTGCTGCGCCATGCCGGCCAGCACGATCAGCGAGGCCAGCAGAATGCGAAGAAGCCAGGTGAGAGAGATCATGGTCATCGTCCTTTGAGTGGTGGCGGGCGCAGCGGAGGATTGCGTTTCGTCTGGCTCGTCATTAGGTTGTCGTCCAGGTGGCGATGCCGCTCCCGCTCCATGCAAGCGTGAGATCGCCGGTCACGTTGCCTACGTCAGCGTCGGCTGTGACCACGCTGTATAGCCGAGCGTTCCCTGCGGTAGCGTTGTGCTTGCGTAGCACGAACTTGCGTCCGTTAGAAAATCCAGCTCCAGACTGCAACCACACAACATCAGCAGCATCGAATGTGACGGTGTTTGTCGAGCGACTCACCACTGGACTTTGCAGCGAGTTGTTCGTGGCGTTCGGGTAGTTGGTGCCAGTTACTTCGTTCGTCACGTCATCGAAGAAATCGTGCGTGTCCTGATTCGGCGTGTATGTGTTTGTGCAGATCGCCACCCGGATGTCGTCGGTATCCAGGTCAAACACCGAATTGGCCGCCCCGTTCCACTGGCCTTCGAGCGCGCGGTAGTACATCAGGTGCGTCACCCCCGGCGAGAGCCACGCCAGCCACCAGGAGAAAAAGCGCAGGACCCTCATGACTGCAGCTCCTCGTAACTAACCTCGAACCTGGACGGATACTCTTTCCCGGCGCTGTCCTTCAGTCTTTGGCCGTCCACAACGTAGATCCGGCCCTGCTCGTCTTCCACGATCCAGTCTCCGAAACGTAGCGCGAGTTTTTCCTTCGGCCCGACCACGAGCAATCCCTTATACTCGCGCCGCTCGATCGGGTATCGCTCCACCATTGGATGATCGCCGTCCTTGCGCCAGCGCGTTGCCTTGACCGCCTCTCCGGTATCCAACCGCTTGTGCGTCGGGCTGAACTCAGACGCCACATCTGCCTGCATGTTCATGTGCTGCCTCCTATCTGATTATTGCCGGAGCCGCGACGTTGATGCGCATCTGAATCGGCGGCACGCGCACGATGATGTTGCGAATCGCCACGAAACCGAACGAGCCGCTATTGATGCGCGCGGTCTCACGTTTGGGGTCCTCGAACGGCATGTTGCACGCCATCTCGATTCGGTACTCGGGAATCTCCTCGCCCTCGGCGAGCGGCTGGAACAGATCGCTCGCCGCGATGTAGGTCTTGCCACGCCCTGACTCGTGGTCGATGACCTCGAGGATGCGGCACAGGCCAAACAGCGCCTGCAGCATCGGTCGCTGCGTTCCGTCGTGCAATACCTCGGAAAGCAGGTTGAACTTGCCGATCCGGTTGGAGTCCGGGAACCATACCTGCCTGCTCTCGGTTTTCTCACTCATGCGTCATCTCCCCCTCTCATCGGTCGCGCAATCATCCTCTTTCCCCTGCCGTGGCTGTCGCGCTCGACTATCTCGAATTCGTACTCAGGATCTGCCCGCTCCGTCTCCTTGCGCTCGACAAGAGACTTGACTACCTCAGCCAGCGCGGCGAGTTGCGCGCCCAAGATTTCCGCCTGCTTCGCATTCGCGGCGGACAGCGACATGGCGATTGCGCGCAACTGATCGACCACGTCCTTGCTGCTTGGCAGGGCCGCAATCTTCTGGCCGCCCTCGTAGGCCGCCATCCCAAGCTCGGCCATCCGCGCGAGCCGCGCATTGTCTACGACTTTAGGCATTCCCACATCTCGATGGCTTTGGTGAGTCGTTGATCGATGTCCGCGATTGCTTCGTCGGCCTTCATGCGAAGGTTCGCCAGCTTGCCGGTTTCGCCCTCGATCACCTTCACGGTGACGTAGATTTTCGAGAGATCCTTACCGCTTACCGCGGGCTCTTTCCCGCCTTGTTCAGCGCCGCGGCCACCGCCACCTTCCGGGCGTGCTTCCGGTTCCCGCACGGGACGTTCCCGATCTTCTGGTCCCCGCCCGGGGCGCACTCCTTCAGCATCTCCGACACGTTCTGACCCACCACCTTCCGGCTGCTTCCCTTCTTGAGTGGCACTTTGGACCTCCTTGTCTATGTCCCCGGCGGGCCGCGCCTGATCGACCGGCTCGGCAGGCTTCCCAGCGCCTTGCGCGCCAGCGCCTGTAGGCTCGGGCTTCGCTGCAGGCTGCGAACCAGCTTCAGCACCGCCCCCGAGTCTGGCTCCGCCGGCGAGCGCACCGTCTTGGGCACCTTCAGATTGGACTGTTTCACGTGACACCTCCAGACCTGCCTTGGTCAGCAACTGCTCGCGAGTGACGGGCTCCGGCGCGAACAGCGCGCCTTGTTCTTCCGGTGGCAAGGCCGAAAGGGCGTCCATGTAGGCCATGATGAACTGCGCAATGCGACCCGGGTTGCGCGTGTTGTCGGCGAGGAACCGAAGCAGGTCCTCGATGATGGGATCGAGCTTGCCCAGGAGCTGCTGCTGCCCCAGGAACTCCTTGACGCTCATGCCCTTGGCCTGGATGGAGGCGAACTCCCCCACCGCGGCCAGGATCTGCTCCGTGATGTCCAGGGCCTTCTGCTTCTCGCTCAGGCCGGCTCTTGCCTTGGCGACCGTAGGGGCGGCGGTGAACAGCGCGCGGATCAGGTTCCGGCCGCCATCCTCCATCGTCTCAGTCATGCGGGTGAGCAACGCGGTCGAGCCGTAGGCGTTGGCCAGGATCGCGTTGCGCACGCGGACGAAGCCGGCCTGCGACAGCACACCAGCTTCGTCAACCAGCTCGGCCTGCTCCACCGGAGGAAGCTGAGACATGAACTGGCGGATAAAGCTGCGGTTTTCTCCAACAGCAAACCCGCCGTCCTGGCGGATCTGCAGGGCATCCATGTTCACCAGCTTGGCGTCCGAGAGCGCCTGCTCGAACGCCGACATGCGGGCCAGGTTGGAGACGTTGGCTTGCCGCACGAATTCCGCCCGGTTCACGTCGGTAGTGCGCAGTCGCACCAGGACCGGCTTGTTGGTGCCCACCAGGGCCTGCGCCAGCTCCTGCTTGTCGAAGCCGAATTGCTCCGCCTTTGCGGCCACCCAATTCCAGTATTTGGTCGCCTTTTCCTGGTCCTTCTGCAAAATGCGGCGCAGCACGATCATGCGTCCATTGCCGGACTCCACGATGGCATCCGCGCCAACGATCGGCGCGCCCTGCTCGGCAGTGGGGCTCTCACCAAGGAATTCCGGGTTGAACTGTCGCTGCATCGTGGCAAGCTGGATGGCGTATCCGGCGCGATCCCTAACCCTGGGTTGCAGCGCGGCGGGGAAATCAGGGCGCTCGCTCAAGTCGTCCGCATGCGACGTGACAAGTTTCTCGGCATCCACGATCGCGTACTGCACGCCGACCTTGGCCCCGGACGGAAGCTGAATTTCTGACTCCTTGCCGAGCAACGCAGGCTCAAGCGTCGTCTGGGTGGGCGTCGCGCCCTCGGTCATGCGCTGCTTGCTGCGCACAGTGGCGCCGGCGGCCGGCCCCTGGATGATCGGCGGCGGCGCTTCGGGCCGAGCGGGACCGGGCGCAGGCGTCATCCCCGGAACATCCTGGGCGGGAATGGGCTGCGCGCGGTCGCGTTCAGGTCCGCGCGCCAGTGCGCCGACCCCAGCGCCCATCGGAGTTCCGACCGCCAGTCCACCAAGGGCTTCGTTCAGGACGCCCTCGGTAAGCGGTACCGGACGCACCGGCTGCGTGGCGACGTTCTCCGCCATCTTGGACAGGCCGCTCTGCGGGAACTCCTCCAGGAATCCCTCGGCAACGCCACCAGCGACCGCGCGACCGATCAACCCTTTCTTGACCTCGCCCAAGTAGATTTTCGCCAGCAAGCGATCGCCCATGCCGCCGAATGCCCCTGTGGCGACCCCGGCCATGAGGAAAGCCTTGGTAGCCTGGTCATCAGCAAGCGAAGCGAGCGCCTGCTCATGCGGCATGGTCCTACGCAGCGCCTTGTACGCCTCTGACTGCTGTAAGTCCGCCTCCGGCACCTTGAGGATTGTGTCGCGCACGTCGCGCGCCGCAGACGCCCCGCCAAGAGAGCCCTCGAGGACCGCGCCGGCAACGGTCGCTGTGTTCACCGCCAGCGCCGCGGCGCGCGCCTGACTCATCCCAGCCGCCAGCATCCCGGCGTGCGCCGCCTGCGCCAGCCGCATGGCCGGCAGCATGGTCATCACCGTCTCGGGAGCGGAGACCGTCAGGCCCATCATGTAGGCCCTGGGGTCGCTCCAGGCTGGCCCGAACGTGCCGCGCTCGGAGTCCCACCAGTCTTTCGACATCGCGTAGCCAGCGGAAGGCGAGAGTCGCTTTGTTATCGCCTCCATGTCCTGCTTGAGGATGTCCTCGCTCTTTCTCCCGGTGGTGAGCTGGTCGGCGTAGTCGAGCGTAGACACGATTGTCGGCCCGACGCCAGGAATCTGGCTGATCGCCTCTCGGACATCCAGTGCGGCAACGTCCAGGCCAACCTTGAGCCCCTTGAGGATATCTGTGCCGACATCAACCGCAGCGCCTACGGCGGTCCTTGGGCGGCGCACAGGCACCGCCTGAACTGTCCAGAACTGGCCCAGTGCTGTCGCATCTATCGCATCTGTCGCAACGCCTGATACACCGGCATCTGTCGCAGCGCTCGCGTCCGCGACAACTGGCGCATCCAGGCGCTTCACCGGGGTCGCGCGGACGCGCTTGGATGCGGTGAGGGCGCCCCAGATGTTCAGGACATCGTCGGCGTAGGCCAGCGTCTTGGGGCCGTGGTTCTCCGGGTTGGTGCCACCGAAGTGCTCCATCGCCACCTTTCGGTAGTCGCCCTGGTTTCGCTTCAGACTCTCGGCGGCGAGCCGATAGATGCCCTCGACCGCCTGATTGGGGTCGTAGGGGTCTATGTGCAGGCTGTAGGCGGTCTGAGGGATGAACTGCCCAAGGCCATGCGCGCCGCCAACAGAGGCAGCCTCCAGGTTGGTGGCGCGCGGATTTCCGCCAGACTCCTTCTGGATGATGGCGCGCACAAAGTCCGGGTCTACCCCAGGGTACTTCGGCGCATGCTCGGCGACGTAGTCCATCTCACTCCATGCCGCTCAGGTTCGGATCGATCGCCCGAATCTGCCTGCGGATTTCGTGCAGCCCAGGGACAAGTCTATCCGCCTCCGCCTGGAGGCG